CTTGGCGGTATTATCCGTATTGTGGATGACAATATACAGAGGTGTCTGTCCGGCGTAGCTGTTGTTGTTGCTGATTAATGATGTATTAATATTCATGTGTGGTCTCCTTTCATGTCTTGGTTAAAAATTGCATAATAAAAAGCACCCCAAATGGGATGCTCTTTAGCATAAACTTTTTACACAATATACCTACCATGATTAAATTTCACAGAATCATGGCTTATTTTGGCGTAAATCATAGTTGTTGTTACCACAAAGGGAAGGTGCCGTGTTATAATATCCTTGTACCCTTTGTGGTGCTTGGAGCTGAGTTTTTTGATTGGTAGTCGGAAACTCAGCTCTCTTTTTGCTGTTGTGATATACTGATTATATCATGTATTATCTTTTGCGAATAGAGTTTTGCGATTTTATTTATTTTTCGCTAACTATTTATATGGCAATAAAATTTCTGGTAAAAGATTTTCAGTGCTACACATTTATTACAAAGATTCTAAAGTAAACGAACTAGGAGGTCTTGATGCTTGTATAAGGGATGCACTTAACAGTACTATTCCAAAAGATGGAGTATTTTATGGAACTTTCGTTGCAAATATACAGTATCTCATGCTTGGCCATCGTTACGAAAACGGAGCGTTCGGTGTCATAATATTATTTGGTTTTAACAATAGCACAGAACGATGGAATATAAACAACAATAAAATTACAAAAGTTTAAAAGTCAAAACGAATATATGATAACACAAGAAGAATATTCAAGAGTAATAACCAGTTGTTCATTTTTAACACTTGCTTTTGTATCTTCTCTTCCTCCAGTAAGTAATTGAATACAAATGTCTGCATAATATCTCGATACGACGTATACAGGAGTATTATTGGTAGTAGACGTTTGCAATACAACTAGCATGCATGAGTTTTGCTTTATCGGAAATGAATAAGTACCTGGTTGTTTTACATCATTGAAAATGCTCTTGCCATTTAAATAGTTAAGCGCCCCGATAACGGTCTTATTTTCGGTTTCCAATTTACTGATAACAGCCGTTGACATTTTATCCACGACATAATCCCAAAACTTGCTCATTAATCCGCGCTTATTCGCTCTCGCAGTTGCATCATACAACATTACTTCGTCATTATCCGCTAACGTATCTTTTGATGTGTATTCAGTCCATTTTGGCATGTGGTTGCCCTCCTTTAATTATAGGTTTGTTTTAATGTTTGATTCATAAAAAAGAGGATGATTTCTCACCCTCTTTATATTGATTTGTTTAACAATTTTTTGATTTCCTCAAGCTCTTCTTTAATGCTTTTTAATTCCGATTTTAATTCTTCATTTTCGGATTTGAGTTCCTTTATCTTATCGTGGTTAAATTTTATCATAGCGAACATGGACGGAATCATAATTCTGTAATTCCAATCCTCGGGCTTTCCGTCTGGTAAATGGTTTACTGCAATTGGAAAACGCCTTTCCATGTCCTCTGCAAGGAACATTGGCATTAATTTATCATATCGGCTATCGTTTTTATCTAAATACCCTTCTTTGTATTTCGCCCAAACAACCTTTACACGATAAAGTTCTTCCAGTTCTTCTTCTTTAACAGTTGTCCGAATTGACTTATACCGCCAAGAAGATGAAGGGACTTTTATAACCATACCTTGACTATTGACTCCTAAATGTGTTCCGTCTGTAATAGCACCTAGGTTTTCAATACAAAAGAAATTACTTTCATCTCCAAATTCACTAGATTTAGGACTGTTTTTAATTTTTACACCGCCATCAATAACAAATCCGTTTCCATTTGCTTTTAGATCAACGCCATTTATGGTTACCATGTTGTTTTTCGCATCAAGTACAATGGCACCGTTTGCAGAGGTTAATTTTCCATTTGTTTTATCAATCTGCCAGTTTCCAATTTCCCCAGTTAGTGACTTTACGCTTCCAGAAAATTCACCTTGGTTAAAATGAACGCCTGTATTGTCAATATATCCAACCTGTGTGCCGCTTGCATTCAGAATGGAAAGTAACCCATTTCCGTTATTTGAACCGCCAAGTTTCAATGTGCCTCCATGTGCATAGGTGAATGAAAAATACAATTCTCCATTTTCCATGTACATGCCCTTTATTGCACCGTTGTTTGTAAGCATATTGAACACTTGTTCATTTGTGTAAGCATATTCAAGCTTTGGCATGTAAATATAGGTATCAAATTTTACGCTAGACCCAACTGATGATGTCAAGATTCTCAAACTGTTTAAACTATCATTTGGTAAGCTAGATAAAGTTGTTGTTACTTGCAGTCTTTGCCATTCAGTTGTAGTTTTAGCATTTAATATTGTTTTACTTCCAAGATACACATATACTTGTGTTGCAACACTAGTTTTTATCCAAAACGAAAAAGTATAATTTCCAGTAACTTTTATTGGCTTATAATTTTTCGTTCCAAATTGTGCTCCAGTTCCGTTTATTTTGATTGCATTTTTACCGCCATCTACATCCTGAACTCCATACTCATATGTATATGCACTCTGTGTAGACCAATAATTTTTAACATTTTGTTCTGTTAGATAATAGCCTTTAATAATATTGTCCGATGTAATATCTTGGACTTGTTTTACGACTTCTTCCTGTGCTATATCAGTAACGCTTTTATCTCCTAATGTAAACTGTGAAGCTGCTATTGTTACTGCCCCAGTCTCTTTGTCAATTGCAAAAGTGGTCTTTCCATTACTATCAACAACCCTAATTCCTTTGGCTTGCACGTATTCTCCATTTACATAGACGTTTCCGTTTTCATCTAAATAAATCCCCTGTGCCTTGCCACCATTGGTAAGCTTGCTGAAAATATCGGCTTGTGTCTGTCCATCTACGGCTGATTTTGCCGAGCTATTAGCAATCTCATTGACTGTCTTTCCTTGTAATGAAAAAGTCTTTGGAGCTAAGATGACGTTTCCATTGCTGTCGATTTCTAAGGTAACATTCTTGCTATCATCAATGACTTTTAGCCCTCTACCGTTAATTCTCTCACCGGCAAGCAATCCAGCTAAAATGTATTTTGCATTGATATATACTTTTCCATCTTCGATATAGATTCCCTGTTCAGTGCCGCCTTTTGTGAGTTTATTGAACACTTCATCCTGTCCAAGACTGGTATCGTAATTGTCAATTGCATTTTTAATATCGTCTTTGTCTGCGTACTTGAAATCAATCCAATCGGATGCGTCAAAATTTCCATCAACACGATTTACAATGGAGGTTTTGAGGGAAGCCTTTCCTTCACTATTGGTTGTCACCCACAAGTCACCTTCGTAATATGGTGGTTTCGGCTGAACCATATAGACAGATGACTTCCCATCTATCTTGTCTAATAATTCATCTGGAATAGATTGTGGTTGCCAGATGCCAGATTTGTATATCCATTGTGTGTTATCAGATGTATTGTGCCAAAGGTCACCCTCGTGCTCTGCTTTTTCTGATTCCCATACCAAGACAATTTCATTCCCGGATTCATCCAGAATCTTGCTTCCGTCAATATCACACCACGGATATTCCTCTGTTTTTGTCCATTTTACGGATGGATCGTTTGGCTGATACCAGGTCTCAATCTTTCCATCGATCTGTGTTTTTAAAGAATTAATAGAATCTTTAAAAACACCATTGATAAATAAATCTAAAGAACTATCATCTGTGTATTTTGAAGCTTTTTCCCAATCATCCTCTGAATAAGAACCGCTTGCTCTGGCAACTTTACATCTCATCAAATCACCATTAAATCCTTGTGACCATAAGTCCCCAATATCGTAAGGCGGCTCTGGCTGAACTACGAATACACGCCGCTTATGATCTGCCGTATCTTTCGCTTTTTCTGCGGCGGCAAGTGCTAACGTGATATCGGTATCTTGTACCAATTGCCATTTCCAAGTTGCCCCATCTTGCATAAAACGGTACGCATATCCCTTAGATTTCCAGTAAAATAAGTCACCCTCATGTTTCTTTCGTTCTTCGTTGGTAGTCCATCCAGAAGCCGGGATATTCTGTAAGGTTGGTTCATAGTCATAAAAAAAAGTCTCAATCTGTCCGTCAATTTGAGACTGTAAATTATTGATATCAGTTGTGTATGTATTGCTTATAAAATTATTTACTTCTGCTTCTGCTTTTTCCTTTGCAATTGCATTAACATCTTTTCCTTTGATTTGTATAGAATCTGCATTGATAATAACCCTTCCTGTTGTTACATCAACCAGGAAAGTTGTATTTCCATCTTTGTCAATTGCTTTAATAGTTCCTGTATTAATCCAATCAGCATTAACGCCTGTGGCAGTAAGGATTCTGGCAATTACATCACCATCAACCGTCATACCACCATTCCAATGTTGTCCACCATCTGTAGATACAGCCCACGCTTCCGCAGTCATTTTCCATATAATGTCAGAATCGGATAACTGCGGCTTATTATGAAGATAATAGATGTTGCTTCCGTCCGGCTGTGTTTCTACTGTCGTGTATGTTCCAGAAGATTCAGCAAGGCGTTGTGATAATTCTTCCAGTGCTTTTTCCCTGGCGGTACGTTCATCTCTTAAATTCTTATTATTTTCTGCCTGTATTTGTTGATTAAGGCTATATTGTTTCTGCTTATTTCTGGATGCACTCTTAGCACTGCATTCAAGTTGCTCAAATGCGCCTGGATTCAAAGTAACAGAAGTTAGGTAGCTCTTATACTGTTTTCCGTTTCTATCGGAAATCGCAATGGTGTCACCAGCTTCCCATGCAATATTTGTTAAAGCACCAGTAGAAAACGGTCTGAATTTCATTCCAACACATCTGTCTGAAATAATCTTGCAGATTGCTTCTCCTGTTCCCTCTTGAATTAGCTTATTATCACTTATTTCGATAACGTAGCCAGATTTCCCCGACTGATATGTTTTCGCTTCATTTTTAGAAGAATTTTCAACGTATTCTGTAACTTTTACACCTGTTATTTCGATATCGTACAGCCATGGTGTGAATCCATTTGTTTGAATTGCTGTAATCCCAGTCTGCATGATAGTAATGATTTGTTCACCAGTGGTATCTAATATGTCGTTACCTTCTACATCTTTCCATGGAGTTTCCACCAAATCATAAAAATTATCCGGGACTTCACGTTCGTACCATCCAAAGCATAAGCGACCATATTCGTCACATTTCGCCCACTGGCAGCCCATCTGTGCAATCCATGCAATTACCTGCCGGAAAGTAATGCTGCTATCATCTGGTCGATTCTGAATCACAAAATCATCATTATCAAACCTTGTAGATTGAAGTGTTACTCCGCACACCTCGCAAGCATCCTGGATGATCTGTAATCTTGTTGCCGGGTATGTCAGTTTACTATCAGAATAATCACGATCAAATAATCGCATGGAATCTTCGCAGGTTAGGCTGATAATTGCAGTGCTTTGATATGGCGCATCTGTTACCGTCATAGTACAGATACGGATTTTTTCAATACCAGTAGATAATTCAAGCCCAATATAGCAAACAACCCTTGCTTCGTCCCAGATATAATCTGTGTACTTGCCAGAAAAGTTATTGATCTGCAAAGTCAGTTTATTTATAATAGCTGCGCCAATATCAAAGAAACCATTTTGCGATACTGCATCCTCAAACTTGAAGCCATTAGACCATAAGTCTTTGTCGGTAATGGATAATGTGCTTCCGTCCGTAAAGGTAAAATCTGCATATTTCAGATAGTTACGGTTCCCACTATTCTGTTGTTCTTTAAATTCCGTTGATAAATTTCGCATATCTTACCTCTCGATAAAATCAAAACTAAGTCCTTCCATGCGCTCATTGCCTATCCACCAGCACTTAAAGGGTGATTCCCTGTCACCAACATAAAATGTTCTGGTTTCGTGCTTGTTCGCAGACAGCAAGTCTGGATATGTGACTTGTATGTACTCTGGATTTACCGCCTGTATAATTTTGCAAGCAGTGTCCCAATCTGGGCCATTCCAACCTACAGACAGCTTTCGTTTCTGTCCAACTCTGTTTTTGTGCATGGTCGTATCGTCGGTTCTGCCGGATTCTGATGCCGATATATCCTGTAATCCCCATGTAAAAGAAGAAGGACAGGGCATTGCTACCCCATCCACTTTTAAAAATGCTTCTGCCATATGCTAACCCTCATGCAATCAAGATAAAATTGAATTTTCTATAATATATAAGGTGTCTTTTGAATTTTCACTATTGTAATACTCGTATATTTCTCCATTCACAGCTTCAAACGCAATTTTTGCATTCTCCTGTATAAGGTCTTTAGAAGCTTCAACTCCTTTTTCTTTTAATGATCTTATAATCAAGTCAATTTCTTCCACTCCATCTCCACAGCAATATTTATTTATGTAGTCAGCGTATGAAGTAAAATAATTAACTAAAAAATTCTTATCTTTTTCTTTTAGTTTCCATCCTCTTTCAAAATTGATTTCTAGACAAACCTCTTTTGTTTTATTTTGTTTGCATGAAAACATTTTTTTGATTTGCTTGTCCATCTTTTGAGAAAATCTATCGTTTTCCAACTTTATTATTTCTTTTACTTTTTCGATTTCTACAATTTCGCCTAATTCATTTACTGTCTTATCTATCAGTAGGATATCTAAAAAAGAAAACCACTCTCTGTCAATTTTGTATTTTTCAAATGTTTTATGTAAAATATTTTCTACGAAAAAACAGTTCTTGATATAATTACTTTCGTAAAGGATTCTTGCTGTTGGGCATCCGCATTTTAATTGTTTCAACCTATTTTGAGGTTTATGCGCTATTCCAATTTTATACATCCCTTTATATTCGCAAACATATACTTTCTTTATATTGGATAATCGCATAAATTCATATCTCCTTTATGATTTATTTTTTGGCAACAAAAAAGCGCCTACCCCGAAAAGTAAACGCTTTAAAAATTGCTTATTATGATTTTATATCATAGCATAGGTGGTTGGTATCATTCAGTATATTATGGTATCATTTCAATAATCTTTTCACATATGCATAAACAACTTTCAGCCAGTGGCTATTATCGCAATTCTGTACGAGATTAATAATCTCTGTCTTATAGTAATTCATTCCACAATTCCTCCTAACACTCTAATCAACTTCTGTTTACGGTTATATTTCAAAATCTCTGAAATCTGCCCCATCATATCATCCATTGTCATATTACTCTTCATGCTGTTGCAACGCTTACACGCCAGTTGCAGATTCTTAATATCATTGGTGCCGCCACGAGACAACGGCATAATGTGGTCGATTGTCATTTTCTTAAATTTGACAGGCTTACCGCATATCGCACATTTTCCGTTGCATTTGGCGTACACACTCTTTTTCTGAAAGTCATTGAACTGGATTCTATTTGCCATACGATCACGCTTTCTGCTCCATAGATTCAAGAGCCTTAAATTTCTGTCTTGCTTTATTGGCATAATCGCTCAAAATCAACAGTTTCATTGTCATAAATTGCTTGTTATATGCAAAGAAAAAGCTTTTCTTTTCGTCCATCTCTTCTGTGCTGTTAAATCCATACTGTTCCATGAAATCATCCACAAGAAACTTGATTTTATCAATCGTGTCCTCTACTTCGAACATTGTGTTTTCTCTATCCATATTTTCTGTCATTTTATTTTCCTCCTGTGTATCCCTGTAAAAATCTAATTATGCGATTTCTACTCTGTATGCAATCATCATTTCTTTAATCACGCTAACGTAAATATCTTTCAGCCGCTTATTCTGCATAATCACGGACAGTTTGTTAATCTGGTTAGTCTGTGCCTTGGTGCATCCTCTTTCCTCGGCTCTGGAAATCGCATTTCTAAGTTGCTGATCCAATCGGCAACCAGCCCTGTCTGATAATCTGCGGTAGCTTTCGTTTCTGGCGGCGGCATATTTATTCCCGAATGAGTAAGAGAAATCATCGCTCTCGGCAATCTTTGAAATACATCTGTTTACCCACTTCTCTGTGCCAACATCGGAATCCGTTCCCTTAAAGGTATCAATGATGGTTTTCATGTTTTTCTCTTGTTGTTCTGCACGTTCCGCAAGTTTCTTCTGTTCCAGTTCTGTTTTGGCTACCTGTTGAAAAATCTGATTGAACATTTGCAGTTCGGGGGACAGCTGATTAATGTTGATTGCTGTCTGCTTGTATTTCTCTTCCACTTGGATGAAATACTTGCGAACCTGTTTCCCTTTGTCGTTGCGTTCAAGCATTGCCATTTCTTTGGCAGTGTCAAGTTTGATGAGGTATTCAATCGTGTGTTTACTGCCTGTTACCTGCTCCTCAATTTTGGGGAGCAGGTCAAAATCTTCTTTTTCCTCGGCATCACACTCTGATAATCTTCTCTTTACCCATGTGGAAAAATCGGTCTTGACTGCTAAACTTTTATGCAAGTCTTTTCCGTACACAACTTTAATTCCTTTTTCGGTTTCATACACAGGAACTAATTCATTTTCAATAATCTTCAAATCTGCCATAAAAAATCTCCTTTCGGTGTTTACAATTACACCGAAGGGAGATATAATAACAATATCAACCACTTCGGTGTGTTGAGTGCTTAAAGGGTTCCGACTTTTCCAGGGTGCGGGAATCCTTTTTTATTTGTTTGCTTTTAACATATTCTTGATTTCGATAATTTCCTGTAAGATTTTATCCTCTTTGTCTGCACGAATATCTCCATCAATTAATCTGCGAATATAATCGTTTTTACTCACCCCCATTTCTTTTGCTTTCTCACCGACAAAATCAAGCTGTTCTTCTGTCAGTCTTAACGTAAATGTTTTGATACTCATTATTAGCACTTCCCCTTTCTTGAAGTCATATTGACTTCTTACTTATAATATACTATGAAGTCATTTAGAAGTCAACCATTATTTTAACTTTTTTCAAATTTCCTATTCCACTATTCATTTTGGAGTGGTAAAATATGTGTATCACATTAAAGAGGGGGATTTTACATGAAAAGAAAATTTGTTATGATTTTGGCTTTAACATCCATTTTTTCAAGTATTACGCCTGTGTTCGCTAAAACAGATAAAGAAATTCTTTTTAGGGATATTCCATGGGGAACTTCTTTCTCAGATACAAAGGATTTGTTTCCAGATCAGTGTCTTTATGGCATACAATTAGATGGGATAAATGCAATGAGTACAAAAGAAATATTAACTGGTATGTCTGACGATTCCAATGTTTATGATGGTAAAATTTGCCTTTATGCTCAGCCATTAGATATAGCAGATGTAGATGTAGCTGGATATTCTACTCCTTACTTGAATTTTTACTATTCTTATAGCATTAATGAAAATAAAATAGATTTTGATGATAGTAACACTTTGCTATATGGTGCACAATATGAATTTGAACCGCAAGATATAGACTCTATGTATTCTGATTTACTTGAAAAACTTTCATCTGTCTATGGTAATCCTGATAAAACAGAGAGCGATACTACTCAATGGGGAATAAAAAATATTTATACATGGTGGTATGGTGCTAACAATACTTCTTTAGTTCTTCGGGCATCTGATTTATCAGATTATGATGATGATTTAGAAAATAACAAAATATATATTTCTTATGCCTGGCAAAAAGGAGATGAATTATTAAAAACTGCCGATGATACATTATCTCAAATGCAAATGGATAGTGAATCTGAAGTTTATGGAAATGGCATAACAAACGGATTATAAAAGGCTAGAGATTTCTCCCTAGCCTAATTTTTCTTTTACCATTCTGGTGCTGGCATATCACGAACATCGTATGACATATTTACGTATACTTCATAACGATCTGGAATTATTGTATTATAATTTAAATCAGTTGGAAAATATGATTGTAAGTAATCAACGCTTCCTTTTCTTTGAACATTAGCAAACAAACCATCGTCACATCCAATTATTCTATTATTTTTATAGTATACAACTGCCATATGGGTTCCACGATTGTTTTTTCCGTTATTCTTAACTGTTAAAACAACACCCTCTGTTCCTAAATTTGATGTATACGTAATATTCTTTGCATTAAAATCAAAATATGATACATTTTCTGTTTTTAAATTAATTTTTACAGAATCCCATTGACTTCCATAATTTGTCATTAATGTAGCATATTTCATCCCTGGCTCAATTACACACGTATCATACTGATTGCTTACTGAAACTATTTGTCCATTCAAACAAAAAGCACAGCTAATATCAACAGAAACCGCATAATTGTAATTATTTTTAAGAATTATAACTTCTCCCCTTGGCGTTGCTTCTGCGTGATACGTTACATTGTTTTTGGAGGCATTCGTATTTCCGCTAAATCCACCATTAGAAGCCTTTTTCACAGTAACCTTACAGGTGAATTTCTTTCCAAGAATGGTTGCTGTAATATTGGCGGTTCCTGCCTTTTTCGCAGTAATTTTTCCATTTTTTACGGTCACAACACTTTTCTTTGAGGATTTCCATTTTACAGTCTGCTTAGTTCCTTTTACTTTTATGGTACTTGTCTTTCCAACTTTTAAAGCAAGGCTTTTCTTGCTAAGTTTTGGAGATTCCACAGTTACTTTGCAACTATACTTCTTTTTGCCCACTTTCGCAGTGATTGTAGCAGAACCCGATTTCTTGGCTATTACTTTCCCAGAACCACTTACCGTTGCCACAGATTTCTTGCTGGAAGTCCATTTTGTCTTTCCCTTTGTTCCAGACAATTTCAGCTGTAGAGTTTGTCCAGTAAGTAACGTTGCCTTACTCTTACTAATCTTCCCTGCCGCCGATACTGGAATTGCCATACAGACAATCAATAGCATAACTGCCAAAACCGATAGCAACCTTTTTACTTTCTTCATACATACGTACCTCCCAATATTTGATACCCATATTTTACCACCTTGGGACGTATTCTGGAAGTCCTATTTCGCTTTTCTATCAATTTCCGCAGTTACGGCAAACAAAAGAGCTTCGGCAAATTTCGCGCCGACCGAATCGGAGTATTTATCGTGAATCTGGCTTGCTTCCATGGTGAGATTTTCCCACTTAGGAATATCGTCCTTTGAGATAAAGGCATACTTCTTGTGGAGGTTCCATATTTCCTGCCAGATAGAGAAATAAGTCTGTTTAAAGTCCATCAATACCACTTCTCCTTCAACTGATTAATTGGTGTTCCGGCAACTCCGGCACTTTCCCCGCTGTCTGTTGCCTTGAAGTATGCGCCTGGAGTTTGCGGATACATAAATTCAAACATCAAATAATTAGCTGCATCGCAAAGATATTCTGTGTTCCCTGTCTCACGATACTTTTTGATGCACATATCGTGGGATTCCAAGGCGTTTACCAGTTTCTCTCCGAAGTTATCCTTTGCTGTTCCGTATTTGTAAAAGCTTACCTCAACCCTATTCTGTCGTAATTTATCGAAACGGTCTGAATATTCTGTTGGAAGTTCTGTTCCTATTTTGCTCATATGTTTTAACTCTCCACAATTAATTAATTTCTTGGCTCAAATTTCAATTTTCTTGGTTTGTACCTATATTTTATCGGGTGAGAGGTTTTGAAACGGATTTGTTTATTTTATCATGTCAATTAATTACCCTCATATGTCTCATAATCAATCGTTCCCAGATCACCGTACACATCGGGATAATAAATTCCAATCCAGAAGTTATCCTCCATTGCTTTGTAGTAAGTTACTTTTACATTCCATCTCTGTACCTCGTCAATAATTTCTTTGTTAAGAAGTCCGAATTGATCTCGGCAAGCTTCACTTTCCAGTTTGTAAGTCAATGCTTTGTATTTCTCGGCATTTGCCTGTCTGGTGGCGGTAACATTGGTTTTGGTGAGAAGTAAAATCAATCCGGCTACCAGGAACCATACTACACTGATGAAAGAAATTACCACTCCAAAAGACAATATAAATCCACTCACACTTGAATACTCATATTCGTAGCTTAAAGATTCGCCTATTCTATTTGCAATCAGCATAGCAACGCCGACCACAAAAATGATTACTGATAGCCAAAATATCATAGCATGTCCTCCCTGTTCTTTTTCACTCTTTGATATAACATATTTTGTGTGGTGTCTTTAAAGAATAACATGATTCTATAATCAAAATCTCCTCCGTTTCTTTTCCCCCACTTTGTCTTAAAATGTTCCTCCATCATATCAAGATAGAATAGTGGTTCTTCTTTATCGCCTACCAAATCATCTTTTGCCATATCTGTATCTGGATTGCGTATCATTTTCAGAATATTTTCAGCTTGGCTTTGTGTAACCATCGGATGTTTCTCTTCACGGTATTTTTGATATTTCTTAAAAAACTCCTTAATCAAAAATATAGATAAGCAAATGTCATGGTCTTCAAAAATATTCTCTTTGGTTCCGTAAATGTTTTCGTATATTTCTGTTACCAATTTCTCAACATTCTCGTCTTTATAATCTAAAAGAGATGATTGGTTCCTGGAATTATAACGGTTAGCTTTCTGCTCCTTGGTTCTAGGAGGTATATTATATATATTTAATTTATTATAATTATTAGGAGCAGAAGTCTGATTATCTTTATCTGTATAAGATAAAGTCTTTTTTTCTTTATTATCAATAAAGTCTGGTTCTGTTTTCTCTTGAAAGTAATCATTGTTATTATGATAATCATTGTTAGTAGGTAATGTTAAAGAAGTGCTTCCTTCTGTAATTCCCGAATTACATTTTTCGTCATTCCCTTGGGAATTACATTTTTCGTTATTCCCGTTTGCTTCATTTTGAAATTCAGAAACAATTTCTTTTTCAAGTTCACTTTCCCAAACAGCAACAGCCTTATTGATATTTTCCCACAATGGGCGAATATGTACTGTAGGCATGGAATTAAACTTGTATTTTGCCAGTTCAACAAACCCTCTATTTTTCAGTTCTTTAATTGCCTTATCATATTGGCGTTCGGTAATTCTAATTTCTTCTTGCCAATCTTTTCTCTGCTTTGCAATCCAATAATGGCCATCTTTAAAAATGCGCACTTTTCTTCTTTTATTTTTATCCTCAGAAAACCAATATAAAATTCTTGATAATAGCGTACCCTCAATCAATCCACCAGCAATATCAATATATTTGTGTGGTGTATGATTACATTTCGCGGATGAAAGAAACGCTACTCTTGCTTTTATTTCTTCTTGTGATACTTCTCTGATTTCAGAATTCATATTAGATAACCTCCATGTCGTTAATGCGCGACTACTTTCTTGTCGCAGACCCATGATTTATAAAAACAGTGGACAGACGTATCATGGAATTACGCTTTTCGGCGGCCAACCTAGCCCACTGGTTTTACCGAATTAATTAATCAAACATTTTGAATGTTTCCTTGCAAAATTCCTCATAGTCGGTATTCCCGACCAGTGGCATTTTATTTCTCAGTTTTTCCATGGCTTTAAAAAACTTGCCTTGGTCTTTATTCCAGATTTTACAGGAAATAAGAAGATACTTCTCTTCTGTATGTCCAAATTCTTTTCCGAAATTCACTCTAATTTTCTCATTCTTAAAAAGTTGGTCTGCCAGATACTCTTCTGTATCTGCAAAAATGTATTCACTGCGGAATAAATGCTTTTGGATTAAGATGTAGTTTTTATATGACATGATATTCCTCCCTGTGAAAAAGGTTCCATTTTAAATCGAACCTTTCCGGACCTCATTTTAAATGCGTGCTGTCTAAAAATTCAAAATCATGCGGCAATTTTATTAATTCCTTTATTCAGAATAAATTCTTTAATTTCGTTATATCCCCAACCATATCCAACCAATGCACTTACAAGCATTTCGGCGTTCTGGACTTTCACCAACTCTTCTTCTGAAAAATAATCTCTCATACTTTCTTTCTTGGAAATTCCAAATTCATCTCTCAGTTGCTTGGCGTTTTTGCCAAATATGGACTTGTAAATAACGTCCGTATATGTAGAATAGGCATGTCCGTGCATTCTTTCATTTTCAGAAGATTGTTGAATTGCCTTGGTAAACGCTTGCCTTACTGCAATTCCTTTTTCACGTTCTTTGATTTTTCCAATAAGGAGCTTTTCCATTGCATTGAACTGCCGAATATAGCCCTCTTTGAATTTCATTGCTTTTTCGCCAGTATAGCCCATAGCTAAAAGTGTAAATCCATCTCTGGTTACATAGTACATTGGCTATTTCTTATTTTGACAATTGACGTAAGAGGACTGCACGAAATTGTGCCTTCTAAAATCCTCACTGCATTCAAGTTCTCTTATATCTTGCAAAACCCTTTTATGTTCTTTCCCAAATGTCTCCGCAATATCTAGGCTTGTTACAATACTGGTTTCTACTTTTCCAATCATCATAACTTCTACCAACATTCTCCATTCCTCCTTATATTGATGGATAAAATAAAAAAGAGCAGCCAAGTAAGATAAAAATTCCTCAAAATCGAGAAATATTAATTTCTTCTTAGCGGCTCAAAAATCAAGACCGTGTGTATTTCTTCATTGAAAAAATTATACCACACAATCAGTCAAAAATCAATATGCCGGGGACGGTTTGAAACGGCTATCTGTATCATTCTGGGCTTTTGTTACTGCTTTTGCAATCTCGCTTCCGTCCAGAATAATGCTGTTCATAATGTACTGCGGATTCTTATTTCCGCTGTTCATACTCATTGCCATTGCAACTCCCTGGGCTACTGCTTTTGCCATTTCTTCTTTTGTGAGTCCCATGCTTCCGTCCGAACTGGAAACAATGCTGTCTGCGATCTTCTTCATGGTTCGCGGATTTTCCAACGGAAGAACGGCTTCGGAACCGGCTTCACCGATACCAATTACCTGTGCGCCGTTGAAAAGACCACCTTTGGCGTACCAATTAGGCTTGTAAACTGGTGTAGAACTGGTTCTTCCACCACCAAGATCATGTTTTCTCCATTCTGAAATATAATAAGTCAGAGTTGGTAAATGCACTTGTTTCATGCCGTCAGCGAATGATTGAGCTGTTTCCCGACCGATTGATGTAAGATTAACATTAAATAGCCTTTTAATTTTATCCGAAATTCCAGACAAATTGGTTTCTGTATAAGTTTTCATTTTTTGAGTTTCTTTATCGACTTTACCAGAAGCTTTTTCCCAAATCTGGTTTGTATTGATTAGAACAGAAGACCAATAGCTTTGAATGGTGGTCATAACCTTACCCATTATATCTTTGGTATCGGTGTCCATGGTTCCGAGGGCTGTCGATACAGCACTTGCGGAATTTCCCCAGTTTGTTTTGGAGTTGGTTTCAACATCATCATTCGTGTTCTTTATCTTTGACCAAATGGAAGGCATTGTGCTTTCTGTGCTTTTTTTCATTCCAGCCATTGCCGTGCTTACAGCTGCATTGGCTATTCCAAAACCAGTCTTAGAGTTTGAAGAAATGGATTTCGTAGCTGTTTCCACTGATTTGCTCATTGTTGATGAAGATTTTGGAACATCTTCTGAAAAAGCTTTAATAACTTTTCCTGTGTCAATTCCCATCTCTGCCATTTTATCCATCAAGGCTTGGAATGCGGCTCTGGCTGTTGCACCAGATGATTCTTGTTGCTGAAGGACAGCACTTAATTCATCAAACTGCGTTGGAGTGATTACCGCTTGATTTGAAAGTCTTTCTAATGCAGATTTCGCATTATCAAATTCTGTCCCCATCGTACCGATATATTCATTAATATTACTTACATGAGAATTTGTAGAAGTATCTGATTCTTCCATTGCCTGTTTTAATGCTTGCTTAAATGTATCGGAAGAAATTCCAAGATTTTCAAGTGATGTTTCTACGGTTTGGAGCTGTCCATCAAAATCAAATGCATTGTCTTTCACATTTTTTAAATCACCGCCAAGACCGATAAATTTATCCCCGGAAATTCCAGTTTGGTCTTCAAGGATTTTTAATGCTTTTCTAACAACTTCAAAATCGTTAAATGCGTCAGCTGTGGAATCTTTAAAGTCCATAGCTTTTTTTACCTGTCCAAGACCTTCCACGACAAATGCAGTCGCACCCATATTAGTTGCGTATCCCCAAAATCCTTGGAATTGTCCACCAGCTGTTTGTGCGACATCACCGAGATTTTTTATCTTTTCTGCAAGTGTAGTAAACCCGCCATTTCCTGCTGCTTCTGCTTCATCCCCTAAATCTTTTATTGCTTCTTTTGCCCCACTTGTGCCATCTCCAAGGACATCTGCTAATTTTTCTGCAATCATTTCAGCGTTTTTCTTTTCAGCTATTTTCCCTGCAATGTGTCCCACAAGTGAACCAACAAGAGTTCCAATACCTGTGATATTTGCTATTTTTACTGCAATAAATGCTTTTGTAAGCCATTCTGCAATATGTCCAGCTATCGGGTGCTTTTCCTCTAATCCATCGAATAATCCGTTTAATGCACTGGTAAGGCCAGTTAATAGCAGATCAGCTGCGGTACTAAGGATTTCACCCCATGGCAATTCACCAAGGAATGTTCCAACTCCTTGTCCGAACTCATAGAAAGTGTCTGTAGTGAGAGAATCTTTTAATGCGGTACACAGGTGAGATATAAAATCTCCAAGAGCCTGTCCATTTTCTTTCCAGTTTGTTTCTTTGATAAATTTAGCGATTCCATCTCTTATCTTGGTTGCGAGATCATCCCAATTAAATGTTTCGGTAAATGATTTTAAGCTTTCGAACGCTCCGTTTAATAAACCAGAAAGTGCATCTGCAATTGTGTTCATGTCTATCTTTTTTATTGCACCATTTAAGGCTTTTCCAATAGCAGTGCCAAGCTTACCCCATCCAGTAATTCCAGCACCATCCTTTTTCGACATATCCTTTACAAAGCCAGAAAGCATTTTCCAAGATGCCATAAAACTGTTTCCGATTAAGTTTCCAAGACCTGTCCAGTCAATTTCCTTTATAGCTCCTTTTAAAAGTTGAGACAGTTTTGCCCCTATTCCAGAAAAATCTATTCCTCCATCTCCAAGCAACAGGTTTAGAGTATTTACTGCTGTGTTAATTCCAGCTCCAAGCAATCTTCCCATTAAGTCAAAATCTATGCCGCTAACCATGGAATTGAATGCCGTGGTAAATGCATTTACAAATTCGGTTATTTTCGGGCCAACATTATTCCAATTAATAACTTCGTATATTTTTTGCATTCCAACATTTATCATATCTGCAATAGTAAAGCCTAGTCCCTTCCAGTCTTTATTGATAAATGCTTTTCTGATTTTAGCAGCCCATTTATTGATTGGTGTTTCGTCAACAGTCAAAACTTCATCCAGTGAATCTTGTATTCCAGAAAAACTATCTGCTAAATCTCCAAGTCCAGAACCAAGACTTTTAGATGCAGTTCCAGAATTATCGGAATTATCTGTAAGCTGATTTAATTGGTCGAATGGCAATACAGAAAGTGCCTTTTTTAATTTCTTGGCAGATGATGTAGCGTCATCAAGCCCGGAGGAAGCATCGTCGCCAGCTGTTTCTATACCACCTAAGTTAGATACAATATCACTAACTCCGCTCTGCGAGCCTTTTAGTTTCTTTCCCATCAATACATACATGAAGTTACGGAACACATTCGCAGCTTGCATAAGTTTTGACATAAGGGCATTGATAGCCTGGATAGCAGGAAGAATGCCAGCAATTACTCCTTGTCCGATCACTGCAGAAAGAGACTGAAAATTAAGGGTAAGCAATCTAACTTGGTTCGCCCATGTTCCGGATGTACGAGCAAAATCTCCCTGCATATCGCTAGTTACGGACATTAAGTAATTGTATCTGATGGTTGCTTTTTCAGCCTGTGTCATAGCATTATAGGAAGTTGTGATTCCCTGTGAAAGGGCATATGCTTCCATATTTGCCACAGACATATTGATACCAAGTTGTCTTAACGGTTCAATTTCTCCAGATATTCCAGCCCTAATTTTTTGGAATGCTACATCCGTGTCTAAGTTAAAGAATGAAGCCATATCTCCTGCAAGACCAGCTAAAGTAATTGACATATCAGAAGCTGCGTTTTGTGCAACGCCTGATGATTTCAGCATAGCCATCATGGTTCCAGAATAGGTTTTTGCCGCCAATTCTGATAATCCAAATTGTTCTTTTGCTGTGGATGCAAATTGATAAGCTTTATCAGACATGCTGCCAAACGCAACATCTACAACGTTTTCAACCTCTGTAATTTGAGAGCCTAAATCAACTGCGCTTCTTCCAAAGTCAACAAGACCTTGGATTGCCTTAAATCCAATTGCAGTTTTAAAGAGTGCGCTCAGATTAAAGGATGCAGTTTTCAGTCCAGAGCTACCGCTTCCAAGACGCTGAAACCCACCAATGATAGTTTTTATGCCACCACCAATTTTAGAAGCAGTTTTACTTACAAGATTTCCAAGACTCAATGTACCAGATGATAATTTTGAAAAAGCACTGGATATGGAATTTGTTGCAGTATTCACCTTGCCGCCAGCACTTGCCAACTGCGCCAGTGCTTCCGTCATGCGGATGGTATTCTCACTGATTTTTGGAGCATTTTCCATTACTTTGAAAAACTTCTTTGTTTCTTGCGCCAGATTTTGCAATTGTCCAGCGGTCTGGCTAGTCTTGTTTCCAGCACTTGCCAGTCTTCCGATGGATTGTACAAATAAATTAGTTGGTTCGGAAACATCCCCCACTCTGGACAGCGTTTTTATCACAGATTTTAATTGTTTTCCAAGCCCAGGAAGTGCAACTTCTACCTGTTTTGCCTTATCACCAGCATTTACAAGTTTTTGCAAAGAAGAAACAAAACGGTTGGTGCTGGAAGATACATCTGGGAGATCAGAAAAGCTTTTCATGGAATTTGCAATTTTATCCAAAGTGGTTGTGTCAAAATTATCCGTTTTGACTTCCATTAGCCTTTTGACTGCATTAATTCCTTGGATTACTTTTGAACCACTAAAATCAACAGTATTAAGAACAGACATAGAGTGTGCCACTTTCTGTATACTGTTAATTGTTTGCTGTGCATTTGAAGAATCAACTTTTCCAAGCTTTTCAATAGCTTTTGTTACTGAATTAATATTTTTAGTATCTATTTTGGGTACAGAAATATTCTGTAAACCGCTGATAGACAATAAACCAGACGCAAAATCTTTAAGTGATTTCCCGCTTCCATCCAATGCTGAAAAATTTACACGTGATATGCTGGTGAGTTGCTTTGTAAGACCACCAAGATTAGGTAAGGAAACTCTAACACCATTTAATGTTTTTATGGATGCAGATACTCTTCCTATTTCTCTGGCATAATGGCGCAATCCACCTGTATTCAGATTCTTAAATGAACTGTTTACGTTCAAAAGTTTTCTTGATAAGTTCTCAAGTGACCGAACAGCTTTTGCCGTACTACTTCTAACCTGTAAATCAAGGGTATCAATGGTGTTATCCGCCATTTTCAATTTCCCTCCTTTTTGCATAAAAAAATAAAGGGCAGACAAGACTAATCATCCTGCCTGCCCTCTTCGTTACCTATCTCGTCAAGTTTCGCATTTGCTTGTTTTACAAGAAGCTCAAAGTATCTTTCTTCTTGCTTTAATTCCTCTTCTGTTTTTTCATCATAAATCTTTTCTGGAAGCAATTCTTTTTTATCATCACTTCCAAATGGCTTTTTGGGGTATGAAACCTTGGAAGAAAGTGCACTTGCTATAGCAATTTGAACATACGCACCAGAAACCCAGGATTGATAATCAATCAATTTGCTCTTCTGATTAATTTCATCTTCTTTTTGGTTTCTCCAAGCTTTTAATCGAAGTTGAAACTCTTTTATGGTGCAATGCAAAAAATCACGTTTACTCATGCCAATTCTTACAGCTTCTGGATAAAGTTCACCCCAAATTACTTCTCGGTAGCTTTTTTCTGCGGATTTACTGATTTCTTCTTTGTTTTGGAACTCTTGAACACTTCGTCCAGAAATGTCCCGATTCCGGTCAGATTGAAAAAATCATCTTCCTCCATCTGTTCAATGCAAAGTTCAAGAACTCCGTAGAAATTTCCAGTTTCATCACCAGAATGTTCGCGAAGATAACTTGCAAGAAGTCTTTTAGCTGCCGCAATGTTCGGAACTTTCCCATCTCCATCTGGATGATCTCCGTGATGTTCCATGAGTCCGGCATAAAATACTGTAAGTGTAGTCTGTGGAATATTGGAAACTCCGGCTATAATTTTAGAAACATCTTTTTCATCAGATGCCAGTGCGAGTGAAGAAAATAATTCAGCTGTTCCCTTAACACAATCAGCATATAGAGATGCCTCAATTGTGTATTCTAGTTTATAGTCATTTCCACCAATAGTTAATGTTTTATACATGGCCTATCCTCCCAATAATAATTACTCTTCCTCTGTTGGCTTAATCGCGGTATCAGCACCAACATACTCATTGATAGTCAGAGACATGGAAACTGTAAGAAGTCCGTTCTGGTCTCTGGCTGGTTTTGGAATCTTTGTTGGTGGCTCAATTTTGGTAAAAAATGCCTTTTGAAGAGAAGGGAAATACTCTTCATACCACATTGATAAGCCAGATTCCTTTCCAGTTTTGTATGCAGCAATAAGTTTTTCCCACTCATCAATTGTTTCGTCTGTAACGTTTACTGTTACATTGAATGTTCCACCTGTAGAACCACGTCCAGCAATTGTTCTTTCAATTTCGTCTTCCAGTGCAGACGCATCAATCGTCTCTACATCAATGGTAATTTCGTCAGAAGCGTTGATTCTGTGAAGCATTATAAATTTTGCAGGCTTAGTACCAGCCACTGTTTCAACGGCATATCCAGTAAGAGAACCAACTGTAGATACACCAGCAATATTGCCTTTTTCTGCCATTGCTATATCTCCTTTTCTTTCTATCAAACTATAAACTGGCTCTATGACTCTCTTGCACGTAACCCTGTGCCGGGAGATAGCGGATCACCGCCTTTCTACTCTTCTTTTCCAGACTGCTTAATAAGCTGATTTACATAAGTACTTAATCCGGCAACGATAACGCCTTGTGTAATTGCGGTAAACAGTGCCATTGCAGCTTCCTGTGAACCGGAAACTGTAGATGTTGCAAAAACATAAAGACCGCAAATTAATACACCAAGAATTCCTAAAATCATTGGAATAAATTTGTCAGAAATATTCTCTGACTTTTTAATCATTTCTCCGATAAAATAAAGAAATACAACGACAATAAGTAATTCTGGCTTTACATAACTTAAAATCTGATCCATAATCTCACCTCGCTTTCGTTTTAGGCATAAAAAAAGAACGTCTATGCGTTCATTTGGTTTAAAGTAATTTTCCTGTATATATCCGGCTGTATCGGCTCACAAGCTTTTTGATTCCACTGTCACCAAAAAACATAGGTTCCGGTCCGTATGTACGGCGAAACCCCATGCTTACCATAGCTTTGTGACTTATCTTATCCAATTCATACACTCTGGTTAATGCTTTGCTCCCAGATGTGAAGCAATTTACTTGAAATGATGGCATTGTTGCGCATTCATCTCCTTCAAGGTCACCTCTCGTAATTGGATTTCCAAGCATATAAAGCTGTGCATATGCTTTTTTACCGGAAGCATTTGTTTCACTACCATCCATGGAATAATTGTCTGCACCAGTAATCTTAGAAACAGCCGCTCCCCATTTTGAAAAAACTTCCAGTACAGGAGATTCTATTGTGTCTGGCATATCTGTCACCTCACAATAAAAAATGCGCCCACCTTCATAGTGAACGCATTGCATATCTTGCTACAATTTAACACTGTAATCATAACATAATTGGTTGGTATCATTCAGTATATTATGGTATCTTCTTTAGGAAGAGAATACCTCTTTGGCAATTTTGCGGATATTCTGAATGATTTCTACACTTGCTTTATACATTGGCATTGTAGCTTCTGTACCGTAAGAACGTACCCATTCGCCTGAATCAGAAACATATACCCAGGAATCGTTTTTTCCTTTTCCTTGTCCGTAAGAACCGATTGTATAACCAAATTCTTCTCCTTTTGGATGCGGACTAGAACCGACTGCACCATTGTAGTGAATACCTGCACCGAACTCTATAAACAAAAGGTCTATTCCTTCACATATTAAATGAGCTTCCGCATAGTTTCCAAAACTGTTAATTTTGATGTAAGTATTGTGGTTCTTATCAGAATCGCCTTGTGCTGCAAAAATATTTTGGTCAATAACTGGAATCCCTAATTCACATAATCTTTTTATGAAAATTTCATTTTTGTTCCTTAAAGATTTTTGATATTTTTTTATTTCATCAATAGCATTCCGGATTGATTTCTGTGATAAGGTACACTTTATTGTCTTACCCATCTTCGTTTCCCTTCTTAGAAATTCCGTATCTGGCAATATTGCCTTTTTGTGTGTCTAAAATCTTCTTTAGTGTGTAGTCTGGTAATACTGTGGGTTCTCCATCTTTGTTCAAAATAAGGTTCCCATCCTCGCTTATTTGTGGGATTCTATCTATCCAAAATATGTCCGCTTCCTGTGGATGGAAATTTCGATTAAAGCTTGTAATGTATCTGTCATAATCTGGCACTATTCCGGCTGCAATTTCTTCTGGTGTTCCGGCTGTAGATGATACAGAAAAAGAGTATAGAACTGGTTTCTCATAAACTTTAATACGGTCTAATCCTTCTGTTTTTTCAGTAATTCGTGACCAATATACTTTTTGCTTTTGACGGACTAATCCTCTCATATTTCCCCTCTTTCTTAAATTTGGTTGCTTAACTAAAGCCCTCTTTAGTTAATTAACTGTATCTCTTAAAAAACTGAATCACTTCAACGTATGCAAGAGGTACATTGTAATGTGTTACCCCACAAAAAGTACTTATTTCATTAACTTTCAATGCGTTTTCATCATTATCTACAGAGTGATGCCCTCCGGTTCCATTCGGCATGGTTCTTAATTCTCCAACACATCCACCATTTTTCAATGACTGAATATATCCTTTGCTCATTTCATACGATACTGTGGTGTCGTCTGGCGCAATAAATATTTTTGTTGGGACAATGCAATATCTATTTTGCGTTGCCATTTTCTTGCCTTGCGCATTATAATCTCCGCTAATAGGGTATTCGACCATTTCTGATGCAGAAATGCCAATTACTCCTCTCCAAGCTGGATTGTGACCCAACAGCTTATAAGCATTATCACGAATATACTGCTTATACTCGTCTGTTTTTTTATATAATCTCTCTGTTGCTTTATCGTATGGTGTATCAAGCACCCCATTACTGTCAACCGAAAAGCCTAAATCGTCTGCATTATTTTTTCTTTCATTTGGATAATATCCCAATCCGTCACAAAGCATATCAAGCTCCGGGGCTAGTGGACAACAAGCCTTGATATGCAAATCGTTTTCGTAACACATATTAATAGCTTGCAACCCCCCAAGAGATTTTGAAATGACGTAAATTCTGTTTATATCTATGTTGTAATTTGCACAAGCCCATTTGATACCTTGCTTAATTGCAGCCATATTAGTGGGATTCCCCCACTGACAACTACCTGTAGTAGTATACTTAGATGTATTGCCATTGATATCAATGATAGCAAATCCTTCATCTTGCAAATACTGAATATAATCCATATAATACTTTGAAAATTCCGTATCATTTCTATCAAGATAATCACCACTTCCATGTGCAAAATAAATAAGTGGTACTTTATCTCCTACCGATGAATAATTTGGAGGCAACCTTAATAATGCTCCAGTATAATATGGTTTTGTGTCCACTTCAACATTTGAACCGTCATAATCCAAACCTTTATTCCCATAAAATTGAAAAGTGAAAGGCAATGTATCGTATCCATCTCTTTCATTATATGAGAAATCAATTTCCCTTAAATTTTCAAATTTAATACTACCAGTCCAGTTTGTGTTATGGTCAGATGCAAATTTTACATAACGCGTTCTTGCATCTATAAGATACGAGGAATTGTTTGTCAAAACTGTATTTTTGATAAACTCTTTATTGGTGTTATACTCATAACAAAGTAAGCTTCCCTCAAAAGATGGAGTATAAGTTGTATCAACATTGACTTTAATAAATTTCGGTGTGACTTTTTTATAAGTAGACCTTTCATATTTTCCAGAATCATCAAGTGTACCAAAATCAAGAATTGTTTTCAGTGACAATACACAACTTTCTGACAGATTATCATTAATATCTGCAATAGTAGCCAACTCGGTTTTTGCTACAATATTGAAATAACGAGAATCAATGTTAACAGTTTTTGTTGTAAATCTTACATATATAGAATCAGATGGAATTTTTAAGTAACTATTGTTCTTGATATCGACCCTTCTTAAGAACGTTCGATTTGCATCATACAGATACATATACATGACAGCACTGGCGTTATTAACAGTATATTTTCCGCCGTTAATAAGTTTATAATAAATATATCCTGTTGCCGAAAATAATGGGTCATTAATTTCAGTTCCATTGTCGTCCAGTGTTTTTTCAGAAACAAACAAAGTCAAAACATCGGTTGTTATCGAAAGTTCTGGAGTAATATTTGCAATCGAATCGAATCTATCATTTAATTCTTCATTGCTAACAATTTTATATTTGATGTAAAATTTATTTTCATTTGATAACTTTGAATTTAATCTTACATATCTTGTTTCAGCATTTAATTGAATCAAGGAGTTTTCGGAATACTTCTTTATCGAAATGAATGTATTGTCTTGTTTATATTGTGCGATATACACGGAAACGCCACTTTCCATAATAACAATATAATTCTTTGACACATATTTGACATCAATTAAATCTGTTACTCCATAAGTTGAACTTGGCGCAATGGAACCATCATCAGATATATCACCACTTTTCATAGCAAAAGTATTTCTTTTTTCTTTAGCGGCTATATCATCTAAATCTTCCTTTAGCGAACCAATAGCTTCTCCCGTTGCTTTTGCTTCTGCAAGCCCGCCTTCTATAGTCAATGTAGTGTCTGGCTGTGATACACTCTGGATGTCCTTAATAGCTTGTTCTTTTGCAGAATTTACATTTTGAATAGCTTCCGCAGATGTGTTTTTAGTAAGCTCCAAAAGCTGATTTATAACATCTTTTTCTTCCTGTCCTATCTGTGGTTGATCAATCTCGATACCCTCTAGCACTGGTACTTCCGCTATTGCGGTATTCCATTCAACACTAATATTTGAATCGGAATCCGTTTTAACAGCGCAAACAATAAAACGTACCGTTCCCATATACCTTGCTGCATTTCTTCCAATAAGCCAAGAAAAAGTTACATTTTCGCCATCTACAGCTACATCATCACAAATGTATTGGTCTTTGATGGAAACATTAAAATCCACACTGCTTACGTTTTCGAAGTTAATTCTGACTGAAAATTTGGATAAATCAAGATTATCTCCTACAATTTTGGGACATGAAAATTTAATACGTTCTGCATTTTTGTCAGATTGTACCCCACCAACTACGATTGTAGAGGGCACGAAAATAACCCTTGTCTTAGCATCAATTGTGCATATATCGGATTCTTCAGAAAGCAAATTAACATCTTCTTTTGTGCTCATAAGTAAATCAAGTGCTGTTGCCATGTTCTACCCCCTCTGTGATACTTTGGTTTTACCAGTAGTTATAATGTATTTTCCGTTATCTTTTACGCCAGTGACAGATACAGAAAAATAATCCCAAGTAAGGGATTCTGGCGGAATTTCACATTGATTGTTTTTCAGTATTACTGGGTATTCTCTTTCCATTCTCCAAAATGAAGCAGCTGTTTTACATCCGTTCCACTCTGGTGAAAAGATAAACAATGCTTTAAGATATCCAGTCGTGCCCTTTACCAGTCCAGAGAAATCACACTTGGGATCTGGATAAATTCTTTGATTATTTACAATAAATCTTAATACTCTCATGCAATCATCCTTTCTGCTCCAACAGGTGCTACATATGTGAATTGGTTTCCCAAAATATCTCTGGCTGTTCCAATCACGAAATGGCCGTAGTCTGCCAGAATATTGCATACAAATTCCTCTGCATCCACCCAGTATCGTTTCTTGACCATGCGATGAAGTTCTGGTAATAGACCATAACTGAACATTACGCAATGCCCTAATTCGTGGATAAATACACGGTTCAGAAGTTCTCCATGCAGGTTGTTTGCAATCGAAATAACACCAGTAGAATAATCAGATACAGCAAGTGTTCTATTTCCTGTACGGTCAATCAAAACATTATCATTGGGAGAAACAAAGCGCACTCTCCATAAGTCCCCATTCATATAGAATTGTTTCAGCATGGTTTCTCACCATCCTTTCTACGAAAAAAGCCCCTGCCGCACTACTGCAACAAGGGCTTAATCAATATTGTAATCATGTCATCTGCTGAACTAAACGGCTCAGGTCAGTTTTCATCTGCTGTCTGAGCGCTGCATCTGCATCCGACCACATTTCCGTAAGGTTACGAATAATATCTGATGTGTATTCTTTCATGGAATCATCCATTTTTCTCTTGGATTCAGAATCCTTAGAATCATGATAGTGTCTACGATTCTCATCGTATCTATCATAGGATTCGCCATATCTGGACTTCTTCCAATTCATATTCATACCATCATTTTCCATATCACTACGATCTGGATGATATCCCATGCGGTACATATTGCGCTCAAACTCTGGATTGTTTAAATACTCATCCATCCAGTCATCATCCTGCATATACAGATACGGTCTATAGCCTTTTCTGGTTCCCCTACCTTTTGGAGCGAAACGCCCATTTGAATAGCGGTAACGGTCATATCCCATGCGTCCAAGATACTTTTCTTCCTGTTCGCATTCGTCCATAGCTTCTACGATTCTGTAATCTTTATCTGCACAAATCGCGCACTTTACGGATTCCATGCAGTCTTTCAAATCATCCCAATCTTGAGCACTGAGATTGTCGAAGCCATGTGCCTTGGCTTTTTCCATAGCCCATTTTCCCATTTCCATTGCAACTTTATGCATTACAGTGCCCCCTTTCTAACAGCCTGCGTAACAGGTGCTTCTGTCGTTGGGGCTGTACCATTAATTGCTTTCAAATTGTTGCTCGGACTACAAGCCGGATTTCCTAACATCTTGAATACTCCGCCAGTTGCACTTGTAGCTACTCTAGTTGCGTACTTCGTTCTGGTTCTTATTCCACAAGCCGTAATCTGTGCACAGCAACGATTTTCTAGCGGATACAAAGTTGTTCCTGTTCCTATCTGAATCATTACCGGAGCAGTAATTGTAGTGGCTTCTGGTATACTTTGTGCAACAACAATACAATATTTCTCTCCATTGTTGTAACTGCCTGCTGGGAGTGTGATTACAAGATTACTTCCTGTAAACGCAACAGCTTGGCTTATTACAAGACGGTTGCAGAGCTTACAAACATTTTTACAACTCATATTTCTACCTCTCAATCAAAATAAGAGGTGAGCCGCAACCCACCTCTTAGAATTTAGTCAACCTCTAAGGGTGAGTTACTTAGCAACAACCGTTACCATATGTATTACATCCTGCGTATGCATATGGGGCTGGAACCTGGAATGCAGGAATCGGAGCCGGGTTGATTGCATTGATTAATCTCTGAGCCTGTGCATACATCTCTGTTGTAAGCAATGCAGACTGGCGATCCTGGGATGCAGCACGTTTCAGATCAGAGTTCTCTGCCTGTAATGTTGCAATCTTATCGTTAGTCAGGAAGTCAAGGATTGCTCTTGTGTTGCTGTTCTGGTTTTCCAGAAGATCTCTTGTGTTGTTGTTCATTGTGTTCTGGAGAGCACAAGTGTTGGTAGCAAGGTTGTAGTTGATACCCTGTATAGCTTCTCTTGTTTCACAACAGCAGCTTGCAAGTTGAGACTGTAAAGCATTTGTATTCTGCATACCGGCTACAGTATCAGCATTGATTGCCTGCTGAACGCCGTTGAAGCCTTGAAGCATTCCGACATTCATACCATTAAAGCCACTCTGCATGGTATTGTTAAGAGAATATGTGCTGTCACAGATACCCTGCTGAATACCTCTGATACCATTTTGAATATCATTAAGGGCGAATTCCTCATTAATATCTGAACGGGTAGCCCATCCTTGGAAACCTGCACCATTTGTACCGTTTCCACCATTGCCACCCCAGCCGCCAAAGCCGCCGAAACCGCCCCAGCCAAAGATAAGCAATATTATAATCCACCATGCCCAGCCACCGCCAAAGCCATAGCCTTCATCGGCACGGTTATTAGAGCCGCTTAATACAGCGACATCGCTTGCTGATAATCCACCATTCATCATAGTGATTACCTCCTTATTGATTTTTGTAATTTATACAAAATCAAAAGACCGCGGCTCTTTTAATTATTGTAGCGAATTTATTTTATTCCAAACTGGTTCTTAACCTGCGACAGTATATCGTCTGGATTAATATTTCTTTCTTTACAAAGATTTCTTGCAAGTTTTTCAATTCCTGCATTATCACCTTTTTCCATCATGTTAATTGCATTGTCAATTACAGGATTATTTCCAGATTGCTGTTTCATCATATTGATTATGGCTTGTTGAGGATTCCCTCCACCACGTATCATCTGCATAAGTTGCATTGGATTCATCATCTCTGTTTACCTCCATTCTGCTTGGGTTCCGATGTTCCCGACATTTGTGTCGGGAACATACTCTTTATTTCGGAAATCTCAGAACAAACATCGTTTCGAAGCTGATTAAACATAGCTTCTATGTCAATCGGTTTTTCTTCTGCCTTTGGTTGCTGTTGTTCTTCCGGATTTATAAGCCGATAAACAAAAATTCTACTTCTTCCATCTGCCTGTAATTGTTTTCTATATATTTCTGTACCGTCAGTTTTTGGATAATAAACAGGGCTTCCAGACATATCTACATCTTTTGCCTTTACAGTATCAATGCCATCAACCATCTGTCCTTGCAACATGGGGATTTGTGGCACTTGTGGCATTGGTTGTTGAATTTGTGCCTGTCCGTATGGCATTGCCTGCTGATAACTATTCTGCAATTGTGCTAATCTATCTTGATACGGCTGTATTTGTTGAAATGGTTGCGCAAAATACGGATTACCATACTGCATATCTCAAACCTCCCTTGTTTTTATAACTATATTTTACAATAATAAGAGGTTAATTAACACGCCATGATAACGCCATAAATACGCCATTTTCTATGAATACAAAGAAAAGCCCCGACAATACATCGGGGCAACTTTCATAATTTTCTTTTTTAATTTTCTGTTTATGCGGTCTACGGTTCTCGTGCTGTAGCCCATGATTTCTGAAGCTTCTGCAAGCGTTTTTTCTTCATAAACACGCAATCGGAATAACTCCTTTTCTCTGGAATCAAATCCAGCTTCACGCAAATAGAAGATTCTTTCATCTTCTGAAAAGTCTTTATAATCATCCATTCCACTGTCCTCCCTGTTAGTGGAATCAATATTTACACCGGGAAAATGCCTTTTAGGGCAAAGCCTAAAACAATACCAATTATGCCAGTTATGACATAAGCAATTATTTTGTCCTGTAACTTTCCTGGCTTTTCCATGAGTGATTTTAAATTGTCGTTCATTTCGTCAACTGTATCCTTAATGTGTCCCAGGTCATTGTTGTATAAAGCAATTTTCTGTTCCAGCACATTGATACGTTCAAAAAAAACTCCATCCCTTTTGGAATGCTTTTCTTTCATCTCATGGACTGCACTTTCCAATTCTTTTAAGCGGTGTTCGTTGACGCACTCGTGTTCACATCCCATCGCTATTCCTTTCCATCACTCCCATTTTTAAGATATTGCTTCTACCCACCTAATTTGAAGCACCCCTGCGATACGTGGGAGGATTGACGTATCACGCACACACCATCTTAGAATCCGATAAATGGAAAAACTCCATGATTTACATAGATTTCAGTTTCGGAATCCCAGCTTCTATTCACAGAGGATTCGGAATGTGATCCTTGGAACTCAGCTCCCTGCTTTACTAGAAAGAAAAGAGCCAAATCAAATATGCAGTCATAGCATTTCTCCATATCGGAATTTATTTTCTCATCACTGTAAGATGAAGGATAATTCCTTTTCTTCTTAAATGAACGAATAGCCCTCTTTGCTGAAAGAGGAATCATCCTCGCAGTTTCTTCATCATCTTCAAGATAATTTGTCAAGTCCTCTATAAGCTGTTCGTCCATTTAATCACCTACCTTTGCTGAGATAAAATCTCTGATATTATTCCAGCCTTATTCGTTGCTGTCAGGGCATAGCCGTTGTCACTTGCAAGTTGTCTTAACTGAGATACAGTCATATTAGACAACTCGCTTTCTGTATGCTTATGTATTGATTCAACATAAGCACTCGCTACAGATGGTGACTGGCTGTTTTCATCGAGACTATGCCCGGTTATTCCCCCGCCTTGGTACCGATAACGATACCGCCGTTAGCTTTTGGTGCAACAGGAACAAACATACCGGATGCTTTTGTCCATACTGCAACTGGGTCTGGTGTAGCCCACATGGAAAGAGTAACAAAGGAACGATTCTCTTCCTGGATAAACTGTCTGTATTCAAGCTCTTCTGGTGTTACGCCCCAAAGACCGGAGCCAAAGGAACCATTTGCATTTGCTTCATACAGAGTAAACACATCTTCTTTGAAGTATCTTCCTGTTTTCAGAGTTCCGTCTGCTTTTCTGTAACGATATTTTTCATCACAGCGATCAATTGTAATTCCGTACTCCTGCATGAGAAGGTTCGCAAGCTCCTGTTTCGTCAGAAGACGTTTGTTTGCAGCTCCAAGAACTGCGGTCTGCATTGCAGTATTATTTCTCATGTAATTAATCATTTTAAGAGAAGTAAGAGCTTTGTTTACCACATATCCGTTATCTTCTGCAATGGCTACCATTTTTGAGATATCGCCCATGATATCTGCGTCTGGCTTAGACCAATCAGTAAGTGTTACTTTTGCATCAGATGTAACGCCGTAATCAATGCTCATATCCACATGATTTTCCTTGATTTTTACAATACCAGTGGAAAGGAACTGGCCTTTCATTACATTCGCCCTTGCGACTACGCCCTCAAAAAGATTGGCTGCATCGTCAAATACAAATTTTTTGAGATTATTGTCATCTGGAACACCATTTTCAATAGCTTGCTGTAATCTCTCAGACTGATTGATTTTTCTCTTGATGAAAAGCTTCTCGGTCAATACCTTTTCAAAGCCAGGTCTGGAACCGATTTCTGCTTCGGTATCAAGTGCGTGAACAAAAGCTACCTCTGGCAGTCGCTGTCCAGCCATAAGTCTGTAATACTCTGCTTTCAGATACTGGGTTTTTGTATCCGGGAAAATGGTACCGAGGATGCCGGGTCTTTTTACATCAAAACTCTGGGAGAAATTAAGTCTCTCTTCCTCTGTGATTGTTTCTAATACATTAAATGGCATTTGTCATACCTCCTTAAAATACTGGGTCTTCTGTGACTACAAAAACAATTCCAGCTTTTTCAAGCTCTGTTTTTGCAGTAGTGTCAACTGTTACTGGAAGTCTCTTTTCGAGAACACGGCCTGCAACAATCACAGAAATTGGTCTCTTAGCATCATCTGTCATATCAACATCTTCAAATACAATTCCGATTGCACCTGTCGCATTTGTTGGATATACAGAACCTGCTTTGATAATTTTCTTAGTTCCAACTGTTTCAGCATTTGTCTGATCTGCTGTGTAGGTTTTAAGTACAAGTCCGACCTCGGATTCAAGAATATTTGGAGTGGACTCATACTGCTCTGTTTTCATAAAAGCCATTATTTATATCTCCTTTACTTAAATATTTACAGGGGCGTTATCGTCCGCTGATTTAGTTTCCTGGTTCATTTTTGCTGAGTAAGCTTTTGCAAATTCAGCAGCATCGCTTTTTACTGTAGCTTTGCTGCCACTACCGCCGCCAGGATTCGGAGTGTTTTCCAATGCTTCCTTCTCCCAAGCTGCTTTTGCAGTATCAAGTGTTGCTTTATTTTCTGCGGAAATTCCATCAACAAAGGTCTGGGATTCTTTAAGAGCATCATCCGCATTCATGTTGGAAAAAGCTTTGATCGCTCCGGCGTAAGCATCCCCTTTCATTCCTGCATTAGCAAAAATGGAAGTAATCTTTCCAACAAGGGCTTCTCTCTGGGACGTTGCAAGTGCAGATTCGAGGTCAGAAATCCTCTTCTCATTTGCAGCTTTTTCTTTCTGGCGTTCCAGTTCTGCTTTCTCGGCTTCCGTCATGTTCTGCTGTTTGAGTTCTTCAAGCTCTTTTTCCAGTGCTTCCGCTTTTTCTGCATCCTCTTTCATCTTCTGGGCTTTTGCTTTTTCTCTAGCCACATCAGAATTAGACTGATTCAGAAATGCTGTAATCTGCTCGTCAGTTGCTTCTGGAAAAATCTTTTTAACATCTTCTCTTGTCATTGAAATCTCCTTTCACCAGTACGCTTTTTAACGTTGTTCGCTCAACATAAGGTGTCTCCCATGTTCACGCTATCGGGATGCATTTTATTTTTGTGTATAAAAAAGAGACGATTTCTCGTCCCTAATTAATTGTATTGAATTGAGCAGCGACAGTTCACGATTTCTTTACTGGAAGCTCCGTGTGAAACATCTTTTGGAAAAAGCATTAAGCTGTCACCGACTGCAAACAACTCCTTGATTGGAATTGTCGTCCCACCAACTTTAAGATGTGTTCTGCGCTCTCTTTTATCTCCTATATCTTTCCATGTTTTATATTTCTTTCCAGATTTGATTGCATCCGTGTATTCCTTATAATTCAATGAAGTATTTGCTTCACATTCAGAAATAAACATTGCTCTGTCTCTGGAAAGATAATACTCTTCCTTGATGTGATCGAATGTGGATTGAACAACATCATGTGAGAATTGTCTAACATAATCCGTGATATAGTCATCAACAGCAAAATATATAGCTGTTATCGCAAGGTATTGTTCGGATAACTCATTTTCTATATATTCCTGGTCAACTTCTTCATTTTCAACCATTGTTTCTATCAGTGACAAACAAAAAAGAATAACTTCTTCCATCTGTTCGGAAAAAGCTATCCTCAGTCTTTTTTGTTTGTCAGAAATGGACATTTTATCGAAATATTCTTCGTATGGTTCACTTCTGCGATTTTCTGATAAAACATTTAATTCATCAAACTGTAAGGCTTTATTCATTATCTATCACGCCTTTATTGATTGGATTCTGAAATTTTTTATCCAGTAATTGTTGAGCTTTCTGCACTTCTGCTTTTGGGTCTGCCAGTTCTGGATAAATTGTTCCAAGATAAGGAAGGCTCATTTCGTAAACTTTTTGTGGATCACTAAATAGCCCACAGGTAATCAGCGCAATAAGCGGATGAATTTTATTTTTGAACAGATAATCAAGAGCCTGTGCTTTTACAAGCATATTGTCTGTTGGGTTTCTGGTTATCTTTACATCAAAATCTCGGGTTGAGATATTAACATCATTTGATGTACCACGGATAATATTCAGAATAATTCTGGCAGATTCCTTTTCAGCTTCCTTGGTGAATGCTTCTACCAATTTTGCATCTCTCTCTGCGAAATCCCATCCATTACGAAGGTATACGGCATTTCCTGTATCCCCTCCGCTATTGCTTTGTCGGTTTGGCATTGCTTCCACAATCAGCATATTATTGTAGATGTCATCCTTTGCAACCTGGCTCTCTGACTGGTTCAATTCAGCGGTCATCAGTTCAACATCCGACTGACAGCCATTTCCAGTATCTTTAACAGAGATAGCACCAAGTTTTACCATTTTCAAAAACTCGTTTTCGTCTACCTCGCAGTTTTTAAATTTCATAAAGGCTTGTACGAACTGTTCCACACCATTTAATCTATCAGACTGATATTTGTTAATTGCATCAAATAAGGTGATTGCAATTTCAACATCTGAAAGTCTGTCGTGATTATTCGGGCATTCAACAATAGGAATTCCTCCAAAACCATTGATGCCGTAGTTAGTTACTTTTCCATTCTTGATTTCAAAAAACTGGTTCTTTGAATAGCACAAATAATATTGCTGTTCATCTTCATCTTTTAAAATCTGCACGGAAAGCATTGGTTTCCCATTTCTCTGTGAGTATACAATGTAACAATCACCTGGATATGGAATGAAGATTCTAAACGGTGGTAAATCTCCGTTTTTTTTCCAGTCCTCTTCTTTCAGAATAGCCTTATAAGAAGTTCCTGTTGCGCTCTGGTATATTGCCCTTTGGATGTTTCTTGCATCTGCATTGGCTTCATCCAGATAATCATTTAAAAGGTCAACTTGCTCATTTATTTTTTCGTCTGCATTTTTCTTTTTGCATACATATTGGATTGGTTCCCCGCAAATCTGTCCAGCTTTAAACTTCACGGTTTCAAATGCGTGATTTTCAACCACTCTGTTATTAACTTCTGGACGGACTATTTTATTTCGGTATAATATCGGCTGATCGCCTTTCATGTACCGATACAAGTAATCAATCAATGTTCGGTTTCTATTATGTATGCCAATTGTATCTGATACTACTTTTACTACATTTTGTGGAGTGATTCGGTCAACACCTGTGTAGGCTACTTTTCGCCCGAACTCACCTCGGCATAAATCTACAAAATTCATTGTATTTCTCAAAGCCGAACCATCCTTTCTACAAAATAAAAAGCACTGGATGTTTTAATCCAATGCTCTACTTTATATTCTACACATATTAAAAGTATATTTCAGTATACTTCGGTATCATCTTTCGAAACCTTTTATCTTTTTTATTTCTGCTATGGCTTTTAAATGCTTTTTTTTAATGTGAATCTCTGAATAACCCATCTCGTCTGCGATACGAACCAATGATTTGTACTCAACATAATGCTTAAATAGTATGTTGTACAGCAACGGGTCTTCAACCTGTTCTATGGTTCGGACTATTTCCTGTTTTTTTTGTAAAAATTCGGATATCATTTTTGAAATCTCTTCTCGCAGATCAAATATTTTTGCAACCATATCCCCCATCGGATCACGTTTTACAGAAGTTTGTACCTTTTCTCCAACAGGAATTGCAGATACACTTGTGGAAAGAGAACTGAGCTGTTCTTCTTCGATAAGCTTGTTTTTGATTCTGTTATCATAATTTTCAATCTGGCGTAAATATTGAGCTGTAGTCATCATACTCTATCTCCTTCCCCACATAAAATTTTTGGTTGCTTTTACTTCTGCAAATCTTTTGCCGGCAAGCGTTATTGCAAGCTGCGTAACTCCATCGGCAGCGTCATCATGTTCATTATCGCCAATATATACGAATGTAGTTAATTCATCCATAGCCTTTTGATACTGTTTATCTTGATATTTCGGAGCCAAAAATATAAAATTTTGCTTAACATCCCCAGAATATTGATTTATTTTTTCTTTTTTTGCTTGTTTTGAAGGTGCTTTTGTACTTGTCGTGCTGCAAGCGTATTTATGTTCTTTCAAGCGTTCGTTTACATAATAGGCATACATATCTCCACCATTATTTGCTTCAAAATTAATGGATTGAATATTATTTCCCATGATTCTTCCAACAACTAATGGCAATGTTCCTTCTTTTGGTGCTGTGCTAAAAATCCAATCATAAATATATACATCTCCATTTTCGTATTCTGCACCCACTGGCATTGATAAGCTATCGCCACCACCCCACGCAACATCGCAAGCAGAAACATTTTTAACAAATCCACCTTCTGGAAGAACGCCGTTATAATATCTCAATTCATCAGCTGCAAACACAATTCCTTCACGCAAAAAGGGCTTTTGCTGATATTTAGCTTCCCATTCGTTAGCGTCTAGCCTAGCTTTCATATCAACATAATATTTTGTTGAAAATCCAACGCCATATTCATAATCGAAATTGGATTCACCATCATCGTTCAAAGCTGGAATTTTTCTAAACCGATACATTGGATTATCCCGATTTAGCTTCTCAATTTTTCCAAGAGGATCATATAAATTCCATCTGGTTCCAACCATAAGTTCTCTTGCGCCATCAATCTTACGGTCAACCATCTTATTCAAATATTCTTGATATGTATTTTCTAATCGAGTAGGGCTTAATGAATGTTGCCTGTCTCTTACAAGGTCATCCACGTACAAATACCCATCAGAAGAAATATCAACGGCACCTGTCCAAGTACCTTCAATACCACGGCAAGTCATTGTTGCAAATCGGTCTGGCTTGTCCAGGTTTATTTCAAAATCATCAGCACTCTGTTTTTGAAGTTTCGATTGCGGAAAAATTTCACTGTAGTTGTATTCCTGTGTATTAATGAGGTTAAGAAGTTCTCCGTAAAATCCTTTTGCCAGTTTTCCAGAATGACCACCCATGGCGCTATGACTATTCGGTCTTTTTCCCATTATCCATGACATAAAGAAAATACACATAGTGGATTTTCCAACACGGCTTGGAAGTGATAAACCGTAAAACTCTATCTTTCTTTCTTCCAAATCTTGTAGGTCTTTGGCTACCACATGCAGTGTTTTTTTTCGTGGAATATAAAATTTCTTGCTGTCCGGTCTATTTTTTTCCATATAAAGCAAGTAACTTTCAAATAAATGTGGCGCTTCCAGTAGCAAATACTGCCAGTAGATATCGTCAAAATTACCACTTCCAGTTAATGCAGCACACTTCTCTGCCATGTTATGTGAGTATTGACTTACTTTCATAGCCATTTTCCGTGCTTCTTGATTCTTGTTGAAAGGAAGGTCAATATTCATATTTAAGAGCAAATCAAGGCAATCTTTTTGATTTTGATAGATTGTCATGTCGCTACTGATAATCTGATTTAGGACTGTCCGATACCATTCAAGCGAACCTTCTGTAATTTTTCCCATAAAAATAGAGCCAGACCTCCTTTCTTTTTAGGATTTAGTCTGGCTCTCGTGTGGCTCTCTTGACTGTTTTACTTATTATTCAGCATTCTCATCAGCTGTCATATCTCTTGTATCTACGATAGTAGAAGTGTTACTTCCTTGAATTTTTGGTACTTCACCATTCCATTTATCAATTTTCTGTTTTTCAATCAGTTCGGGAGTAAGAGATTCTGCAATTTTTCTATTTGCTTCTGCTTCGGCTTCTGCTTTAATCTTAATTGCTTCTGCTTTACCTTCTGCATCAATTTTAGCTTGTTCTGCCTGGATAGATGCTTTTTCTTTTTCCTGTTCAGCTGCAATCAGTGCAACTTCTTTATCTTTATCGGCTTGTACTTTCGCTGTTTTAGCTTCAATGTTAGCAAGTTCAAGCTCCTGTTGAGCGTTCACTTTCTTCTGAATTGCAGCCTGTGTTTCATCATCAGTGGAAATGGAAGTAAAGTTTACTGTATCAATAATAATTCCGTATGGCTCAAACTTCTGTTTAAGATATTCGTCAAGTGCTTCATTCAGTTCCTGGCGTTTATCACCGAAAACATCTGTTACTGGATACTTCGCAGTTACTTCCTGCGTCCATGCTTTCATCTTAGGCTTAATAAAAGTATTTTTCACAGATTCCCCGGATTGACCTTTGAACTGAGTAAATACATCAGTTACTCTGCTCTGATCGAATTTATAAGAAAATTCAAGGTCGACTTGAAGCGATTTTCCATCTGCCGTTGGTGTCTTGAAACTTTCATCTTTTGGAGAATCGCCCTTATCCTCAGATGTAAGATAAGACTGCTCGATTCCAACGGAATACAGTGAAGTTTTTACTGTTGGTGAAATCACATGCCATCCCTGTGTAAGTACATTCTTAGAGATTCCTCCGTTCATTTTGTACTCTACCGCAATGTAACCAGCCGGAACTCTCACACTGCACTTTGCAACACATATAAGTCCTGCAATGATTACAACAGCTAATCCAATTCCACCTAAAAGTCCTTTTTTCATTTATTATCCTCCTCTTTTTGACTTTCGTCTTTATTTAACTCATCAATAGCATTTCTGCCAATGTGGTTCAATAATTTACCTAGTGGCTGAAATAATTTGTAAAGCAGGAACCATACTGCTGCTGCTCCACATATCACTAGAAATATAAATACTGGATTCATAAATTCACCTCAATCCGGAATCCCTAACTGTTTATAAGTAAATATAGCTGTATACTTTTTTCCACATTTGTAGCAAGTTTCTGTGATTGTACAGGTCTTTTCTTTATCGTTACATTTTGATTCTGTATCACATCTTTTGAACTTGCATCCACCTGTCAGAATGCATTTAATCCGTTTTGCGTTCATCTTGTTCTCCTTGCAAAACTTTTCTGATGCAATCCTCAACAAGTATAAAGTCTTTATATGACATACGCATCTCGCAATTGTAAAAATGCTTTCCAATTTCATTTACAATTAATTTATAAATTCTAAACTTGGTTTCTTCCGAAAGTTCGTTCAGTTCCACAGGTTTAGTCTTTTGAAGTTCTTTCGCATCGCTGGCAACTGTTTTAATAACATCTTCATCAGGCACTTTTATAGAATCAATAGCTTTAAGAATGCCGTCTGTTTCAATTTTTGAACACGCACAATCATAACAAGTATTCATACATTCACCTCAAACTCTTTCTTACAGTTGCTTCCCTTGCATTTCAATTTAAGATGACGAATTTTTGTCTCTGGGCTAATCAGAAGTGCTTTCTTCTCGCAAAAAGGGCAACAGGCGTATTTCGTTCCGCTGATATTCCGTATCAGCGCCTGTCCATTCCACGGTTCGGGTGGGTTCATGTATTCAGAAAAATCTATTCCTTCGGATTCTAATGCTGATTTAATGCTCATTAAAAATCTCCTTAAATTTCTTCCTATTAAAACCATTGTCTTGGTTTCCCCAATACGGATATTGGTGTAAGCTTTTTATCGTATACTCGCATGGATGTACTTTTGCAAAGTCGACAATTTCTTTGGCAGGTGCCTGCTGTACTTGTGTTCTCCATTCTGGACAACCTTTTGTTTTTTCTTGATCCATTAATTTTCCTCCGCTTCGGAATCCCATGTATTTTACGGAAATTGTTCTGGTTTATTCGATTTGGGGCAACTAGTGTCCAAAATAGTTCATCACTTAATTTACATTTAAGTTCAATACTTAACGGCTTGCCTATGCTACAAAGTGTACCGTCCTCATTTCTGTGAAGAATACCGCCTTCGATAACAAAAGCACCATCCGAAATTGAAATCTCTGGTATTTCTTCAATCACTTCACCATTACATGTAAAGAAATGCTTTAATTCTTCCTTTTCGCCCATATCAGCACATTCCTTTGTTTTTCCTTAAATTAGCGTATCGGTCAACCAATGTGTCAACAGTAACAGTTAACTCGTTGATTCTAATACAGTCATCCTGGTGGCGTTGTTCATACCATTCTATAGATGGATGACCAGTATCTACATTTTCAATTCCATCAATCGGAATCTTCCAGTTATCATTTTCAAGAAGCTTTTGGTTAAGTGTCTCCGATAAAGCTTTATAGTCCAGGATTATATGCTGTTTTTTCTCGCATTCATCAGCCAAACGAACAACTTCATTTTTCAACTGTTCTTCTGTCCAATTTGCCATATCCTCAAATTTCATATTTACCACCTCTGTCTTCGAAAATTGTCTCTTCCAAGCATAAATTTTTCGGCTGAAAAATTATCCTCTACATCAATATGTGCTTCACGGTCTTGCAACTCATATCCGTTTGGGGTTAATTCAAGTTTTGCAGTATATTCAGCGCCGCAATTGGTGCATTGCCATGTCACATTTAAAAAGAGTCCTTTTTCTATAAAAGGGTTTGTGAAATCGGCATTTTCACATTTCAATATTCCACCGCAAACAGGGCAATTGCGTTTATCAAGTAAATTTAGCATTCAAATTCCCTCCTCTCCCTGTGCTTCATCTGACAGGCAATCATTTTAGCTATGTTTTCACGTTCCTGTTTTATTCCATGCCCTTGCCGAAACAATTCACATTCAAGGATGTTTCCACAATGTGAGCATTCGTCTTTGATTTCTTTACCGCATATTTCCATCTTCTTTTCCTTCCCAAAACTCGCAACAGCACTCTGGTTCCGTAAAGTCTGCACAATATTCGCTATCACCATTGAAACAAACCCATGTGAAGTCATCATGTCTTCTGCAATTCTTGCAACATTTTTCTTTCATAAATTACCTCGATTTAGAAAAATCCAGTGTGCCGACTTGAACGGCATAAATCTCCCAACGAGAAACACTGGAACTTTAGGGGGAAATGCAACTTCTGGCAATGGCAATTTGCCAGATAGAAACAACAGGAATCGAACCTGTGTCACATGATATTGAGTATCATTGCTCTACCACTGAGCTATGTTTCTTTTTTCATCATAAAACGCTAAACTAGATGATTTTTTTAGAATCCCCGACTATCACTCCTCACGGGCATTGGTCTTATCTCTCTAAAAAGTTTTTGCACAAGATCGCTAGTGAGTTGCGTCTATATGCCTGCACGAATGCACACAAACGCATCCGCATTTATGTGCAAGAACTAACAATAGCTATGCTAAAGTAAGATATCCTATCTACACCTGGTAGATGGAATTGCAGGAGACGGATTCGAACCGCCGTTCTCAAGGATATGAGCCTTGCGAGATTCCACTTCTCTATCCTGCCGGAACCCGGAAAAACCGGGTTAGCAATAGGTTTATCGTGTTATGCTTTCCACTATCTACAAGTTTTAGTGCTGTAGATTCACTGGATATTTTTATGCGTCTTAGAACGGCATCTCTTGAAAACTCCTTTTATTAACGTGCGCTGCGTTAATATTTTTAACTCCGAGATATACCAGCCGGGAAATCAGATCCATTTAGGCTACGCCGTATCGCACCTAAATTTATCTAATCCACACGCTCAACTGGAAGTTTTTTCCACCCATATTACGGATGAATGGCATTTAGAAGAAATGGAAGCTCTGGGATTCGAACCCAGGACTTACGGCTTATGAGGCCGTTGCTCTTACCGCTGAACTAAGCTTCCTGAGATACCAGAAATAAGCCCGCCATAGATTTATTTCTGGCACTGTTGCAGTTCTTGACCGCCAACCGCAACAAAGGTTTTCTGAAACGCTTTTAGATTTCAGAAGGTCTTCCGGGACATTTGAAGCCCCTTTAATCAGCCCCGTTGGGCTAGAAGACTGAAGCGAAAGTTGTATGAAAAAAGAAAATTTTGCAATATTTATCATATTGCAAACGGGGCTAGTCGGATTCGAACCGACAAATATAGGAACCAAAATCCTATGCCTTACCATTTGGCGATAGCCCATCAACCCCGGCGCACCATTAAGACCGGGGAAGTCGTGATATTAAGCTAAACAAGTATATAAATTTTCCGCTCTTACCAATTACTCTTTTCCAGGATAGGAATTTTCTTTTCAAAATATTCAATAATTCCTGGCGTATTCATCAATAAGAGCTTCCGCTACTCTGGATGCCTCGACTTATCGCTTTCATAGGCTTTCCCGAACCTACATGGATTAAGTCGAAGCTGTGCTTTTATGAATTTAACCCTTTCGATTAACTCAATCGGGATAATTCCAATTGGAATTGGTAGATACATTTGTCACCTCGTGCAAATTAAGAAAATATTCAGTGCGAAACATATTTCTAAACAAATGCAGAATAAAATCTGTATTACGCTTGTCTTTCCTTCTTCGTCCAGTATTGCTAAAGTGCCGGCTAGAACCAGAACGAAAAATGCAAGATTTACAGCTGTTCCAATTACATTAAGTGCATTCATTTTCTTTTTCCTCCCCAATTAAAAGGTCCAGAATTTTTTCTGCAATCTCTTCTTCTGGCTCAAATGGCATTCCACAGTAATTGTAGGATTCTAAAGCCAATTTTAGGCTTGATTTGAAGCCATTGTAAATTTCTCCATGCTGTAGTAATTCGTGCCTTAAAACACAAATTGCATCAGTAATTGATTGAGAAGTGACACTGATTTGTGCCAAGCACTCCATTTCAATGTCTGGGACAGCCATCATTTCAAACTCAAATACTGGAATTTCATCTACAGCTACATGAAAATCTATTGATCTTACTCTTGGAACTTCATTTCCGTCAATGAAATATTTTGTGCCGAGCCAATCATGTGGGTTGGGGTTTGTAATTTTTACGACACTCATCCTTCTTCCACCTCCCCGAAATATTTCTTGAAAAGCTTATAGTTGTAATACCACAGATGTTGCATCACAAAAATTTTATCAATACATTCCAAACCATAATACATCACTCTATACTCGGCGGTTCTGTCTCCATTTTTATCAGCGCTGTAACCAGCTAATTCAGATTTTGATTTTGCGCCAAACCATCTGCCATTCTTTGTAACAAACAAAGAAAGATTACCGTATTCGCAAACATATGTGGCAGTTTGAGTATCATACAATCTTCCATCAGCTAATATTGCTTTTACGTGAATTGGCTTTACCAGTTTCCGAATTACTGGGGACTCCTGTCCGACATTTTCATAATCATGTCTGATTTCAGAAACGCCTTTTTTATTTTTTGAGAAAAATTTAATCACGTCTTTTCCTCCCGAAATATTCATCAACTGCCTGTCTTACAATGTCCGATACGCTCCTGTCTGTTCGGTTTTTCTCTTCCAGGAGCCTTTTTTTCTGTTTTTCGGAAAATCGGATGCGGATGGATTCGGATTGAATTGGTTCTTTTCTTTCTGATTTTCCCATGTTCTGTCTCCTTTTCTATGAACATTGGCGTTTTATATACTCAATATCATTTGCACCAGTGTCTTTGTAGTAGATGTTTTCTTTTCTCCCGTCTAGGTAAATTATTTCACCAACATATGAGCCATCAGAAAGCCCATCCACACTATTTGTAGCTGTTACGTCAACAATATTTCTGACACTTTTAATCCCAATAGACTGAATGTAGCGTTTAAAAACTGGAAGCCCAACTATTGTTGTTCTATTAGAATATCCAAGTAATTGTTGTGCTTTTCTGCATCCGATTTCTCCATTGATGTATTGATCGAATACATGAGCATTCTTTTCAATACTTGATTTTGAATGTCTTCCGCCACGGCTATTGTTTCTGTAATGGTTAATGTGTTGTCCCATATGAGCTGCTTTATGGCATTTATAGCATAAAGGAACAATATTACTCTTAACATCATTACCGCCTAATAAAAGCGGCACAATATGATGATATTCAATATCTTCTGTTGCGCCACAATTGCAACAGACAGTACCAATATTCTGTTTTTCTTCTTGGCTCAACCATTTTCTCATATCATGCTCCGTTAAGTAGTGCTTCTCTATGGTGAAAGAAGCTTTTTTGTTTTCTCAGAAACTCGGGCAACTGACTACGCCCTGGATGGCTTTTATATATACCCCTCCCGGGGCGTCCTGCTGAACCGTCCAGTGTCTTATATTGTCAGAATATTCGGTCTGTTTGATAAACGCTTGTTTTTTATATAGATGTCTCTAAAATCCTATACATTATGCACAATTATAATCGTTATCACTGTACATGTTGCATAATTCCATGTGTTTACTGCCTTTTGTCCGTCCATTGTGTACATTTTTACCGCTTCTATTGGTTCTCCCAGGCTTTATAGCTCCGGCTTTTCCATCTCTGGAAGCTGTAAAGCGGCTTTGTGCTTCTCTGCGATCTGCTGCGCGGTCTGCTGTGGTACGCCGTACTGCTGCGCGGCTTGCACTGGTGCAGTTTCTGCCATGCCGTATGCGGCTTTTGCAACAAATATCAAATTCGCATTTGTTCCGGTCTGGTTATGTAGCCTATTAATTGCACAGTTTTTGCAAATATCAAACCATTTTTTAGCCGTGTCACCATGTGACGAGTTTGTTCTATACACTCCATTCATCCAGTCAGTAAACGTTGTACGATTAATCCCAACTAAAAAACTAAATACTTCTAGGGTTGGTAATACATGATATTTACTGCATAATCTCACATAAGTATTAAACATTTTATCTAATAGCTCTATATTGTCATTACTTGGCTTTTGTATATGATCTGCAATATAAAAAATCATATCTACAAAGCTTTCTGATACTTCTTTCTTATAGTTTTCGTTATCTGGTGATATACATAATACAGTATTTATATATTCATCAGCATATATATTAATATTATCTAAATAAATATCTACGTCTTGTACATTTACTGTATTATCTTTCACATTATCACCTCACTTTAATACGTTAATTTACAAATAAAAAAGAGAATGTCACCAGGTAAAGCTTATTCCCGGAAAACTTCCGGGTGTTCGGGTACATTCTCTAAAACTTAAATAAAATATTCTGTTTTCTTTGTTGCTGATACCTTAACACAGTTTTTAATATCTTGTCAAATTTAATTTTGCATAAAATAAAACCCTTTATTTTGTCACTAATTAATAAATAATATTTGTGGTATTATATTATAATCTTCATTTATATTTATATTATATATATTATTATACGGTACTGTATAGCATATCTTTTAATAAACTCTAGTCTTAGGAATCTATGGAGGGGTAAAAGATATTATTATATATAATATAATTAAACATAATAAAAGCCAGACCTTACCGGGCTTTTTCCTGGCTGATCTGGCTTGTTAGGTGCTATTTTATTCTGTTCAGGTGCAAACGATTTTGCAATAACTACCCCTCCATGAGTTCCCGCGACCATCGTTGATAATAACGTTACTGTAAGTTTTCCAGAAAGTCAAGCCAAAAATAAAAAAACATTTTTCTTGACAAAAATTAAAAACCTGTGCTATTAATATCTTAACAGCTTCGGCGGTGGGGCTGTTAACCCCTCAATCGTCGTTACGCCGCCACAAATAAGCATTTTAAAAGCCCCGGGATTAATTTCCTAGGGCTTTATTTTATGGCTAATTCATTCTTTTTAGTATTTCTTTCTCCAAAAATCTAGATTCATAAAAATTTTTATTATTTGCATATTCCTTTAATAAATTTTCATTTGACAATTTTAACATGCTATAAACTTCTTGCTTTCTTTTCGAGAGTTTTTCCTGTTCTTCCTTTATTCTTTCCAATCTTCCATTTACCACGGCTATTGTTTCAAGATTATATAAATCTTCACCGTTTAGGATTCCAGATTTTATCAACTGATATTCTTCTAGATACATTTTATTTTTAATTTCATCATAATACAAATAATTTGATTCATCAATGATTTGCATAATTTTAAAATCAAAGTCATCATTTTTTAGAATATCTTGTTGTATTAATTTGTTATTGTGTTTTCCTCTTCTAATTTCGCAAGAGTGAGATTCAGCACGTTTTTTTAATTGTGTTGAAGATCCTATATATCTTTTTCCGGTTCTTCGGTTTATTATTGTGTATACTCCACACTGATTTTTATTTGGAATATTATTTAACTTGCTCACTGTAACCACTTCCTTTCTATGATTACAGTATATATTATTAGTGCTTAATTGTCAATGTTATTTTGTGCTTAATTTACTTTTTCATTTTATCCATTTTATCAAGTTCCGCAAGGATTAATTCCCTTGCAAAAGCATTGGTTTTTAATCCGTATGCATTTATCCTGTCAAGTGTTCCTTGTGGCAGAATTACGTTTATTCTATCCTTATTTTTCATACATTTCTTTACTGCTTCTCTATTCTTTATTGCTTTTTCTTCCGCTGTTAATTCTGCCATGTTTAGCCCTCCTTTATTTTTCTTTATTATAATATGTAAGTGCTTAATTGTCAATAATTTTAGTGCTTAATCAAATTGCATAATTTTGCAAGGCTTATTAGTGCTTAATTTGGTTGTTATGTCAATTGCAATTAGTGCTTAATTATTGTATTATAATATCAACAAAGGAACAAAAGAAACAAACAGCCGGAACCGCCCGAACCACTCAACACAATGAGGACATAAGGAACGGCACCGATTAATTGAAAAATTCTAGTTTTTAAAAAATAGGAGGAAGCAAAAAATGTTAGCATATGTTGAAGCGATTGAAAGAGAAAATACAATCACAATTGATGGTTTTACATCAAACAAAACTTTACGTGGACTTATTAAAGATGTTTCCAGAGCAGTCGAGAAATATGATAAAGATGAATCAAAATCATTAATTGAGTGTTTAGAATATGGATTAGATGAATATAATAATCCTTTTTTAAAAGCTTCAGAAAGTGATGGAGGTTATTTTTTTGAATATGAGGAAGTTCCTTGTGCTACCAGATATAATGAATACACAGACGAGATGGAATATAAAGACGGCTACTACTATTATTTTTGTATTAGAATTGTAAAATAAAAAAAGCCCGGCAGTCTTCCAAACCAAACCGGGCACCAAACTAAAAAGAAAGGCACCCCATTATAACAGGGGTGAAGGTAAAAAACAATGAAAAAATACACACTTGAAACATTAAAGAAAGAGAATGAGCTTTTTGATAGCTATTACGGACTTGAAGAGTCAGACGTAAAAAAAGTAAACCGCATTATTGAAATGATTGAAGAAACACGCTCAGTAAAAGCCATTCAAAAATATGATGTAGTAGAGTACACAAATGAATATGGTGAGTATTTTCCAAAAGCAACAGCGACAATGAATAGAGGGGAAAATATAGAACTTTGTGAAAATGCTGGAGTGCATTTGAGTATTTGCGATAGTAAGTTATGCGGTAGCACTTCGGGCGGTGCATTCAGCCATCACAAAGAAAATGAATTTACATATAAGGGCACGTCAAGCAATACTTTTTGGACTTGGGGAAATGCTGGGGCTTGTGCAAATGGTGGAATTTATTTTACCACAACTGTTAATTTGTGGGAATGTAACGACAATGAAGAAATGTTTTCCACAAAAACACATGATAAATATCATTTGTCATATAGAAAAGCAGAAAATAACGGAGATTATCAATATTTTGCTTCTAAAGCTGGAATGAGTAGCTATGCATGGAGAACTAAAGAAGATATGCAAGCATGGTTGAGAACTAAAAGAGCAGTTGTGACCAAAAAAAATACATGGGGCGGCGCGGTTATCTGGACATATAAAGAAATAGAACATCATTGTTCAAATGCAGAGTATGACGCTTTAGAAGCACCAGAAGATATTTTCTTAATGAATGGAAGTAAAAGACGTTGTAAACGCGTCTATGATGATAAAAATTACATTTTGCATACTTATTTTGTGTGGTACTGGGAAGATGATACATTAGAGTTTTATAAAAGAATGGACAATCAGAACAAAATTATTGATTCTTACAAGGTGGATTATTTTAAAAATGAAGTAAATAAAATCGCGCTTGAAGAATTGAGAAGTGGAACTATAAAGCCACTTGAAATCAATTTTAATTAGGCCGACAAGCGTACCGGGGAGCATTTCCCCGGCGGCCTTTTAACAAAAATTCAAGGAGGATAAGAAAACATGATTAAAATTGATATGTGGTACAACGACAAAAAGGAGCAGGCAACCGGGCTTGATATCTGGTTTAACGATCTCGGTTGTTTTTATTCTGGAAATATCAAAATTTTGGGTGATATAGTGGGCGATTATTACGCCGACAGTGTGCAGGAAATTTGCGAAGCTTTTCCGCACCTGAAAGAAAAAATAAATGCTTGTCTGGACTAAATAAATCAATTTCGGGCGGGGCTTTCCCGCCTGTTTTTTCTAAATATTGGAGGGTTGATACATGAAATATCATTACATAGCAATTTCAACACGCACAAACAATAAAAACTTTGCTTCTGTTCTTCGAGTCTCAAGCTCTGACAATTTATTATTTTCCTTGCAAATTCCCGGCATTACTTCCGCAAATATTTGCAGCACGAAAAAGGAAGCTGAAAACGTTGTTGACTTCTGGAACAAATGTTACAAGAAAAATAAAACTTATGGATGGTTTTAAATGAATAAAAAATTAACATATCAGTAATGGCGGCAGATACACCATAAAAAAAGTTGTTAATACAATCAAGTGCTATTTACTCGGATTTGTGGCGGCAGCTTTTCCAGTTCTGCTCCTGGCTCATTATTTAATCATTGGCTATTAATATGCGTTGCCCGGTTCGAGCCCGGGCGCATCTTTTTATATCCCGGCTCCCAGGGGAAAGGGAAGAAAGATAAAAACATGAAAAATTCAATACTTGAGGAAAATGTAAGAAAAATGCTTGAAGTAAATAAAAAAATACATGCTATGGGCTTAGATGTATGGGTAGATAATGAATGTATTAAGCATATAATTAAAAATCAAAAAGATCAATACGGAATTGATAGACCTAAAATTGTTGGTTATGTTGACAATAATTTTAATATTGTTATAAATGAATGATTTTTCACCGCTTCCCGGTTTCCAGACCGGCGGCACGTTCACGGCGTGCAAGCGTTTTTTGGCATCCTGCCAGATGTACCTTGCAAAGTTAATACCATAAGTCAATCAATTAATGCGCTTTTTTATCCGTAAATGGATTTTAATGCTGTTAATTGGGATTTATGCAGCATTTGCATTTTGAGCCACTTATAAGCCTTAAAACGCTTTTTATTGTCTTGCATGGTTTATTGACTGTCTGTGGCTATGGGTATATAATAGTCTTGTATAGATATATGCAGCTATGCTTTATTTGCGTACCGTGTAAATGGGCGTATTATGTCCGCTTATGTGCGTAGCTTGTCCAGGCTTCCCGGTGATCTGCTGAAGCTGTCCGGGTTATATATCAATTAGGACTATACAACTATATTGTGATATGCTTGTACAACGCCGCATTTGTCTTTTTAAGACGTTTTATAATCGTAGTCAATAAAGTATAGGCTAAATGCATAAGAAGCCATTAAAGGCGAATTTAGAAAGACTATTATTTTATTATTTGGCATTCTTTGTTATGACCTATTATCCGTGGCTGGTTGCTTCTGATCTGCCACAACTACGACTGGCGGTCGGCTTCGTTGGTATTCAATTGTTCCCGGCAGATTCCCGGCTTCATCGGTTCGGCGTGGTATCGGTTCCCGGTGCTGTCCCTTGTTGGTTTGTGTCAACGGAAAAACCGCAGCTGTTAAAGGCTTCAATAGTTGCAACTAACTTGTGGATGTTTCCTAAATTCCAAAATTATTTTGGCAGCCAAAAATCAAGGAAATCCAGGAAAAAAGTGGCAACCAGAAAAAATCTCGCATTTTCTAGTTACCACTTAAATTTTAATTTTGCACAAATATTTCTATAGCGTAAAGTTCTAAATGATTCAAAATTCACAATTTGTTTAATCCTTCTTTCTTCCGTGTTCCATATCTTCTGTGGGATGATCTCTCTAAACGTTCCGTCCGCTTCATTTGGGACTTGGAAAGTTTCTTTTTTCTCTGGTAATTGTCAGTCGTTGTTCCCATTCACGCCCTCCTTGTTAATCTTCTGATTCCTGGTTTCAAAGTTTATAATTTCTGTGTCTGTTTCCAGTTCTTCCGGGATTCTTCCCACAATGATAACTCGCAGTGGCTTCAATCTGCGTTCCATTTCCTTGAAACCAACGCAAAACTCCAACCGTGCTGCCTTGCTCTTTACTCTTCTGTTGGTACAACAGGCAACTGTGCTTTTCTCTGGTAGACCATCAAAGCACCAGTCCCAACAGTATTCCGGTAATATGTTTACGTTCGGAATTACTGGAATATCATTCAAGATCATGTAGTGAGCCAGTGCGTGATTGCGGTATTTATTCCATAAACACATTACAAGTGGCATTCCATTCTTTCCTACCGATATGCTAAAATCTGGCATAATGACTGCGTGAAAACATTTTAAATGCTCCATATACTTGTCTGGCTGATTCCATAATCTTTGAAACTGTACATCATCCACGTAGAAGTTTACATCCAGTTCCCGGTGGTTCTTAATCTTCCGGCTGAAGCTCTCCGCAAAGTCTACAGTATCTTTCCCTGGATGGATAAAAGTCTTTGGAATTTTCGGGATTCCGTACTTTCCTTCAAGGTCTGCATCAGTGATTAAAAACTCTTTCATTACGTCATAAGCTGTATGTATCATTGATTCCACTCCCATTTTTTCTCTTATAGCGCTAAAAGGTACTTATATTTGTAAAATACCATATGTTGTGTCTTGATGCAAGTTTTCCTACTAAATATCTTGTGTTGTTCTGGATGTAGAGTTAAAATCATATCGTCAGAACGGCGCAAGGGAAACCCCCATTTTTCAAGGCTTCCAGACCTCAATTGAAATGTTAGTGTTGCACATGTAGCCGCCAACGGTTCCACGGTAATTTTTTCAAAAAGTTCATTGACAATCTGCCTGTTAATGTCTTTTGGAGTAACGCCTTTGAACTTTTCTAACTGTTCTTTAATAGCACTTAATTGTATTTCTGCTGGCTCTGGACTTTTAATATTTTGTAGTTCTCGAATATGGCTTTCTGTCTGTTTTATCTGTTTTACATATTCTTTATTTCTTGAAACAAATTCATCATCAGATATTTTGCCATCTAAATTATATTCCAGTATTTTTTCACGCTTTTGTTTTAACAGGTCAATCTGTTTTTCAAGTCGTGAGATTTCGTTTTTATTGTCTGGAATGTTTTTGATCGAGGACTGCAAAATTTCAAAATATTCCTCCAAAATGCTATCAATGTTTTCAGAAGATTTATTTATTAATTCTGCAATTACTTCTTTCAGTTCTGATTCTGCCAGTCCAAATGAATCACATGAAGCTGCTCCGTTTTTTATTTTATAGCTGCATACCCATCGAACATCTTCTTTTCCTCTGATATAATGTTGCTTCATCCAGTATGGAGCTCCGTCATTTGCGCAGAAAAGTTTTCCAGTGAAAATATTTTCGTTTTTAAAAGAGGTTCTTCTTGATTTTATGGCTTCTCCACGTTCTCTTAAATATGCGTTTGCCTTTTCCCAGGTAGTTTCATCAATGATCTGCGGTACTCTGGAACCATCATCCTTAAACATTATCCATTCTGACTGCGGAAGAAATTCTTGTTTCTTGGTGAACATATCGACAACCTTTACTTTTCCTCCGCAATAGTATCCTTTGTATTTTGGATTCCGAATAATATTTTTTATGACATCCCGGTTGATTTTCCCGCCTTTGAAACTTCTGTATCCCATATCCCAGAGTTTTTTTTCGATTCTTGGCGTAGATATTCCGGAAGCATAATCTCGAAAAATCATTCGAACCATGTCTGCTTCTTCTGGAATCAGTTCGAGCTTCCCTTGATTGTTTGAGTATCCATACATTCTGTGCCCGAGAACAACACCGTTTTTGATCGACTGTGCGTGTCCAAACTTTACTCTTGAAGAAAGCTTGCGGATTTCGTCCTGCGCTACCCCAGCCATAATAGTAAGTCGGAACTCACTATCATCATCAATAGTGTTAATTCCATCGTTTTGGAACCACACGCATACGCCGTAAGATAACAATTCCCTGGTATATTGGATGCTGTCAAGAGTATTTCGTGCAAATCTTGAAATTTCTTTCGTAATAATCATGTCAATTTTTCCGAGCTTTGCATCTCTGAGCATTCTTTGAAATTCTTCTCTTTTATCCGCATGTATTCCAGAAATACCATCATCAATGTAAGAACCAGCAAACTTCCATCTGTTGTTAGAATGTATCAGCTCTTCAAAATGTTCCTCCTGGTGCTTAATGGATGCTTGCTGTTCAACTTTTTCAGTAGAAACCCTGGCATAATAAGCAACATTTAGTTCAATGTCGTAAATAGAGCAATTTCTTAATTTTTCTCTGACATAATAAATATTCATAGTGCATTTCTCCCTTAATAAACAGGGAGTGGAATCATATAAAGTATAACACCTCATATAAATCCACTCAATACATTGTCGTTACTTTCTAATGCTGATTTCAGCTTTAATTTTATCTCTTGTTTTCTCATCTATCAGACCAAATGAGAACATTCTTTCGTTTATGGCATACAATATAGCTTTTTCCATTAATTTTCCCTCCATATAATTATCTCGTTTTAAACGCTGTTTTTCTTTATCTTTTGTATGCCCTATAATTTCTACCATTATTCTCTTTTGAACGATTCTGCACTATTTTAAGTACACAATTATCACGTTTTACAACAAATCAAAGATGTTTACCTGTCCATCAATCTGAGATTCTTCCAGATTGTAAAATTTGCAAGCTATATAATCTGGGTTCCAATCAATTTCCAGCTCATATTGCAGGCACTGCGGATGCTTACCGTTACGGAAGAACCTACAATGAGAACAAGTATGCTGATAAGCTGTACCTCCAGACCGCTTATACATTTCGCTTATCTTCCTCATAAAATCACTCGCTTTACTCTTGATTTTCCTCTCGATTTCTTCTTGAAGATACCATTTTTAACACAATCCCTCGGATCACATCCTCTGCTATGTTCTTCGATTAAGATATAATCACAAGTTGCACTTGCGCTCCATGCATTTTCAGTTCTGCTGTAATAGTCACATTTCGAACATTGTCTACGCTTTAAATTTGCTATTTCAGCCCCTTTTAATTCTCTCCATGGTTTTCTATCTGGCAATTTTCCGCACCTCCCAATCTGGCATTATCTATAATTTTTAAAAGGTCTGGACTTAGTTTTCTTCGTTCTTGTTCTCTTTGCACTTCTGCCCGATATGTACGCTGAAAATTTGACTGGACTACGCTCAGCCATTTTCCATCTACATTCCCTGATTTCGCCCATTCTTCTAACTGCCCCGGACTTGATACAGCTTTTTGAACTATTTCTGGAAGTTTAGAAAATTCTTCTTCCGCATGGTATATAGAGTTCCAAATTGCCCTTGATACCAGATTCCAAGCTTCTGTTTCGTTCAGTTCGTCAGACTGTGGTGCAAGGCTTTGTGCGCATTTCCTTAATGCTGCTATTGATGGCTCTTTCCATTCAGTCTGCATATATTTCTTTAATCCGAAACTTAAAAGCTTGTAATCTAGGTCTTTAAGGAGACCATACCAAGTATCAAAAGCATATTGATCTGGAAGAAACGATGGAGAAGTGTACACAGCTTTCATTGCTTTTACCAGTACCGCCCATTCTTCCCTTGTCATACCCAATTGTCCACCTCGCTTACCCTGTTTTGGATTTTCTCCATGTAGCTTTGAGGCTTGTTGCCGGATTTATCAAGATAGTTCCCTTCAAATACCTTTGCAAAGTTACCGGGCTTTAAGAACCAATCGAAAGTTATCATCCAGCCTTCTTTGTTCTGCCCTTGTAAGAAGCTGCTATGGCGAATGTTTTCAATGGCTTCTAATATATCGCCCATATGGTTCTGACGGATTCTGGCTTTCACTGCTTGTTCTCGTTTTGATGTCATTCTTTTTACAGGGTTAATACCAAATTCTTCCAGAGTATTCCATTCATCAATGATTCGTTGGACGTCAGTCTGACGAATAGTATCTTTAGATACTATTAAATCATTCTCTTCTTCTATTTCTTTTTCTTTATTATCTAATTCTTTATTATCTAGTTCTTTATTATATACTTCTGCCGAGCTAACGTTAGTTTTACTGTTAACTTTACCGTAAAGTTTACTGTTAGTTTTACACTCTATTTTGTCTTTCTGCTTTTTTCGATATTCTTGCATATAGTTTCGCATATATTGGCTTTTTTGCTCAATTTTATCAAGATTTTGATATTTTCCCCAGTTCGGAATTGTGTAAACGCCGGAAACAATTTCGATCATTCCGTAGTTCTCAAATGTTTTTAACGCTAATCGAACTGTATTAATGTCTCTTCTGAATACTGTTGCCAACATTTCATCTGTATATGCAATTTTATCGTTTAAAATAAAAACACCACTGTTGTTATTTTTCCCGGCTAAGCACAACAATTTAAACCAGATTACGATAATGCTGTCCGCACTTGGCAAATTTTCAATTAGCATTATTTTTTCATCATCAAAAATGTCTGAACATATTTTTATCCATTTTACATCGCTTGCCAATTTTAAAATTCCTTTCTCCAATTCCTGGCTTTTTCAAAAGTGTTTATCTTAATTCAACTTCAATTCCATTGATTTTCAGTTCTCCATTTACCGGAATTACAAGGGATGGAACACCATTTATTTCTTTCAGTTCAATCAGAGCAATTTTATCTGTCTGGATGCAGATTGTTGTATCTGGTGTTACAATTTTTGCGGTTTTTGAATTATGGATATTGTCAAGGGCAACAGGCTCATTGCTAAAATACATTCCCCAGTTTTCTTTGAAGTCCGATAACTTCTCGCCTGGAACTCCGCAATATTCAAAAATTTGTTCCATTTCGTTACATGATACAGTTATCATCTCCGGGCTGTCTTTCTTCTGTTCTTTCACTTCCTGTAATGATTCAACCAGGCTTTCCGTGAAATTGAATGTTGTGTTTCCTTCGAAATTGTCCATGATAAAATCCGAAAAAACATTGTTCTCATTCCCTGGTATACGTGGAATTGGTGTGCCAAGAACATTTTCGATGAAGTCTGGATGAATATACTTTACGTTTTTATTGAAATACAGGGTTCCGTGAATATCAGTGCTTCTGTCATTGAATACAGGGAATAAGAATCCTGTTTCTGGTCTTGAGACTACCCAATCACGAATTCTGTCTTTGATGTTATTTTCAGCCACATCATAGCTAAGCCCAGCCTTTGAAAGATTCACCGGGCAAATGCTGCACAGAATGTGTTCATAGATTTCTTCTGAAGAATCGTGCATTTCATTTTCATCAGAAGCTTTTCCTGGAATGTCATATACTGCATGAATGAGAATTATGTAGTAATTTTCCGGATAATCATAATTTTCAATCACTTTATCATAAAATTCATCCAAAAGCTCATCATCTTTAAGCTTACTTGCTCTGATTCGCATAAGAAATTCCTGTGTTCCGCCTTCTTTTTCCTGTGATAATGGAAAATCAAGGTTCATAAGATTTTTTCCAAGTCTGCCAGACATGGTTTTCTTGAAAATGTCAAAATACTTAAACATTTCTTCCTCTGGAAGAGATAGGAATGCTTCTTTAATTTTAGTTTTCTTATTCTTTTCTGCATCCACATAACAGCCACAAATACGTGTAATGGAACAATTTGCTGGTGTAAACTGTTTCTTGATCTCTGCGATTTCTTTCTTATTCATGATTAATCCTCCCATTTTAATTTTTGTCAAATAAATCAAATTATATGAGTTTTATGTGCTATTTCTTGATTACCTTCATGTTTTTATTCCAACTTCCAGAAATTGTTCCGTCTGGATGAATTATAAATTCTCTACAAACACTATTATCTTCCGCTTTCTCTATTTCGCTAAGCATTTTCATGTTCGAATAGCTAAAGGTGATTAAAGTATCTTTGTATTTCCATATTTCATACACATAATAATCTTGAATTGTTTGCTCGATAAATTCAAAATGATTGTATGCGTATTCAAGTATTTTGTTATATAATTCTTCTTTTTCATCGTATTTAATTCCGCTTTTTTCACTTAGCTTCATAAGTTTTCTGAATGATAAATCATCTGCAAAAGAGTATGCATCAATCATATTTAATACATCTTCGATTGTGTTCGCGTCGCACAATACGCATTGTAATCTCATTTTGGTCTTTAATAATTTGCCTTTAATACGTTCCAGATCAACCAAAGATGGCATACATGTTCCAAAAATTTCATTATTTTTCTTATCAGATATAGCATGTCTGCTAATGTCTACAAAATCAAACAGTCCATCAATTTCTTTAATATGATTTTCTAAGTATTTCCCATTTGTATTAATCGTCAAAAATTTAATATCGTGTTTTCCTAAAACTTCACACAATTTAGTAAATTTTTCAAATAGCAGTGGCTCTCCACCTGTTACAGATACGGAATACAATATTCCTTCTTTTTCCATTTCTGAAAGCATTTCATCAACTTGCATTATAAAATACTCTGCATTCTCGCAACGTTCTGCGTTTTGTTCGACACAGAATGAACATTTGGCATTGCACTTATCTGTTATTTTCAAATGCAAGTGCCATAACCATTCGTTCTTTTCTACTAAAATCCGATGACCAAATAAGTTGACTTCCATCTTGTCGTCATAATTTATTGGTAATCTTTCAACATTGCACTTGTGAATGTAATCTTTTATGCTTTTATTTTGTACAAACATTAATATCACCAATCCTTTCTGCTTCTCTCGCCTGTTTTTTCTTAATCCACTTATTAATTTTCTCATCGGATATCATGTACATTTGCTTTAGCATTTCGATGCAGATCAACACATCTGCAATTTCTTCTATCATGTTATCGCGGTCGATTCTTCCGCGTTTTGCCTTACTGATTGCTTGGATAAGTTCGGCGCATTCTTCCATACAGACTGTACTTTGATTATTTTTGCCGTAGTGCTGAATGCTATCTGTGATAATACCTTTATCAATCTTTATCCCTGTGGTTAATCCGGCAAGAGCCTTTGCTCCAGAATCACACGCCCATGCTTCTTTTAAAAATTTTTCGCCCCATGTCCCAGTATTTTCGGCTCCGTCAATGAACTGCAAATGCTGGTCTCTCATATCGGATAATATTTCTTTGGCTTCTTTAACGTCCATTCTTCATCTCCTCCAACTTCTTCTCTATCGGATTAATAATCTCTTCCAATACCTGTTGCTCATAATTTTCTTTCCAGAATTTTTCTCTTTTCCAAAATGGAACTTTTTTAACCTTGCCGATTAAATCAATACACGCCATAGCTGTCAGTGTTCCCCAGCATCCGTCACATGCTCTTTCATTGCACCAGTTTACAAATTCTTTAAATTTCATTTTTGAGTTCTTCTAACTTCTTCTCAGCTTCCTCACTGGTAAGGAATACAGATTCCCCAAACTTTTTGCTTTCCATAGTCCCGCAAAGTTCAGATAATGTTTTAATTACATGTCGTTGAATTTTATATGGTTTTCCATCATAATACCAAAGTTTATATACCATATCGCCAACCTTACATGGCAATCTCACCAGTAAGCCCTGTTCTTCTAATTCTTCGTAAGTAGCAAGTTTTTCTAAAATCATTCTACAATGATGTGCATTCATTTCGCATGGTTCAATTTTTAAGCCCTGATCTTTAAGCCAAATCATCTTATCTAATTTTTGCGTTAATCTCTCCATCTACTTCACCTCTTCCATCTGACTTTCTACGGTATCTGCAAGTAACTTCAAGGACTGAATAAATGAGTCCGTCAATGCTGTTCTGTCTGGGTATTTAGTGAATGCTCTGACAAGGTTTACTGCATCTTTGATTTTTCCTTCATCTTCGACGATTTCGGACGCTTCATACAATGCCTTTTTAAAATCTCTGTAAGTAACGTTTTTACTATCGTAAAAAATCAATATGTTTGGAAGTGGAATTTCGATAGGATTTAAATGGTTTTCTCTCACCCATGTGAATCCTTGAAGCTTTGCTATTTTCAGAATACTCAAATATTCTTCCTGTGTCTTTACAAACACGCTTTTTCCTGTTAAATTAATCATCAGAATCCACTCCTCCTGCAATTTTATCAATGCAATCATTCCAACCTCTAGTATCACCGTTGTAATACCTATATTTTCGTTTCTTCGGCAATGGCTTCAATGGACACCAATCAGGTCTTGATTTGCTTTCGCAATCATAATGTTCTTCTGTCATCAGAATTACATCATAATCTAAACAGTCAGCTAATTCACAATAACCCACATATTCAAGTTCGCCGCAGTATGCAGTTCCGAACGGGCAGTCATAACAATTTTTCGGCGTATCAATCACTAATATTGATTTACTCATTTGCTTCACTTCCTCTCAACATCAGACTCAAAGTATTATATCCCGGACAAGTTCTGACTCCGTTTCTTGTATCTCTTAATAATGCACAATATGGATATAATGCCATGACCTCATAGATGTGTTCCGTGGTATCTTCGCCACGCTGGTCGATATATTTGAAGCACTTTCCTGGTCTGAGGAAGTACCTTGCACATACATACGCTTTTGTTCCGAATCTTACGCTTGCACTACTCATTTGCGTACCTCCTGTAATAATTCTGGATTGTCAAAGGCATTAACTAGTACCTCTACCGTGGTTTCTCCGTTACTATTCGGTTTCAACTCCCAGAACTCATGATTCTGCCAAGCTGGAGACATAATCCACAGTCCATCTACACGCTGTTTAACTGTACCTATTGCTCTTGAGCCTTGGCTCCATGCCTTAACAATATCATTCTTCCAGATTCTCACCCCGTTCTTATCGGTCATCCCGGTGAACTGGCAGATGGTATTGGGGTCTACTTCTATCCACATAACCTTTGGCAACCACTCATAAAGCAGGCGAGTAGCGCAAATAAAAGCTTTATTTTTCACACTATTGTCAACGTAGCATCCCTCAATCCATTCTCCATTATCAATCCGCTTTCCCTTGAAAAGAATCTCTCTCATATTACACCTCCTTCGGTTTCTCACACCGCTCAAACTCGATCACCCAGACCCACGGATTCACATCCCAGCCGTAGCGGTCAATGTCGGTTTTCTTGATGGTGGAGTTCCAAAGTTTTTCCCATTCCATCATCACTCCATCACATTGACTGCACTCTTCTTCTGTACCATAACAGCACTGCGAACCGCTTTCTTCGTATGTATTAAGACAATCCCAACAATCAGGATAAGCTCCCTCTTTTATCACATCAACCGGCTTCATCTCCTGCAGCCGCTCTACCCTCACATTCTTGACCTTTAGCCAAATTCGTGCTGCTTCTTTCGGCATGTGGATGGATGGGTGCCACCTTGCATCGTTATAATCAAGCAGACGTTTTTCTTCTCTGGATGTATTTTTATCTGCCTTATAGAAATACTTTTCTCCATCGAATCTTAAGTTCCATGTTTCCCGGACATACAGGATATCTCCCGGTTGATATGGTGGCTTTATACACTGCACCCCATAATGTGTTGTAGGCTGTGGCTTTACAATTCTTCGCGTACATGTCTTTCTTCCGTCCAGAATCGCTCGAACCATTTCAGTATTGAATAAAATCCCTTTAACGGCCATCTACACCACCGCCTTTCACAATTTGCATAACCGTCTTATATAGCGTAGCATTTCTTCCAACCAGCTTTGTTATGTATGTATCTAACTGCTCCACAACTGCATCCACATCATAGGCGGTCGGTTGCGCATCAATCATTTTAAACGCACTTTCTGCCGTAATTAAACTGTCTTTTCCTCCAACTTGCTTGTAAAATAACTCTTCATTCATTGCATCCACATCAATCAGTCTCATAATCCTCGCACTCCTCCGCATATTCATAACTGTCCATATCATCACATCTGCACTGACAGGAATCCTGTTTAGTACAGCAGATGCAACACTCTGTTTCACCGTCCGGGCATTCTAATTTACATCTTCCCATTAATCCAGTCGCCTTCCTTTTCAAAATAAATGTATCTGCTGTTTTTCTTGACCGGCTCTGATGTATCAATGCCACACTTTATCAGCAGACCTTTCCAAGATTTAAACTCTTTTAACATGATCTTGAATCTGGTGTAGGTCTTGCCGTCCTTTTTGAAAATTGATATTTCCATGTTCAGTCCTCCTTATATGGTTCTGGATAATCCATCCATGCAACTACTGTTCCGCCTAAAACTTTTTTATCCGTTCTCCAAATTCCATCAGTAGTATGCACCTGTTCTACCAATACTGTTCCATCGTCAAATACAACTGTAGCAATCACATATTTAGATGTTTTTTCGAACATTCCTCTTTTCCAGTTATCTGTCCCTTTGAATTTTGCAAATATAGAATCATGTTCTTCCGGTAATCTCTCACTGACTGGAATCCATCTGTTTTCTTTCTCATCCTGTTCCAGATCATTCAAAAGAGTATTTACAATATTCAGTGTGCTCCCTGGAAGCCCATGCTTATACTGTGATTTATTTTCTATCTCAGTTTTGTACTGCTCTAATCTGGTTCGTACTCTGCTCATGCTTTCACCTCCTCATAAGTTTCTCTGAATATATCTGGCTTACACGGATAAAATTCACCGTGTACACCACGGATGATATAATCACCAATATTTGCCAGATGTTCACCCTCTAGCGTCTTGATTACTAATCCACCCGGAACCTTCCGATGGTCAATATAGAAATTCTTACCTTCTGCCGGAATGTACTGGTCCGTACACTGATAGTCCGTCAGAAAATCGAACATTTCTCGATAATTTGTACCGCGTCAATTACAACTGGCTTCTTTCTGTACTTCATACTTCCACCTGGCTATCCTCTGGCATCTGGAACGTCATTCCTTTTTTGAGCATTTCTCCAAGTTCTCCTGCATGTGCTATGTTTTCTTCCGTTTTTGGCTTCATACTTAATATCCTACATACTTCTGGAATTACATATTTTGTGTATTCCGAATCTCCATATGCTTCCTGGACCATATCCAGTACTTTCATGGCTTTTGCTCTGGTGGAATATTTTCCTAAAATAAAATATCCTCCACTTCTCTGTGCATCCTGCAAACTCCAACATATAACATTCAATGAATCTGGGAGTTTTAGATTAACTACAATGTTTTCAAACTTTACCAGCGCTGTTTTATCCTGACTTCTGATTAACATTTTGTGTCCTCCTGTTTCTTAAAATCCATCTTCAAGTCATAAACAAACTGGCAAAGTTTCTCTGCGATTTCATCTGCATTTTCTACATTTGCAAGCTGTCTGACATACTGCTTACCACATATAACGCAAGTCAACTTTCTGATTGTTTCCCAGACTTGCCACGAGATAATAGATGAATCAAAAGCATCCATCATCAGAGAACTTCTTCTGTTCCCATTCTCATCTCTAAACCACTTTTCCCTCGGTGCCTTTAATGTGGTTGCGACATCTTCTCTGGTAAGGCAACCTTTGTATTTCTCGTCCATGCGCTTTTCCAGCTCGTCCAGCAGTTCCTTCTTTTCCTGTTCTGTCATTTTCCATCCTCACTTTCCCCATGTAAGCAACTGACACGCTATTGTGCAGTCCTCCATGATTTCTGTGTTAATATTTCCTCTATTTGGTTCTAATTCATCAAGGAATAAACCATTTATTTACGCTCCAAATCTTCTGACCAATTCTTTATTCAAATCTGGAATCCGTACATCTGTTTCAGATTCCAACTCTTCAACCATGCTCATAAAACTTCTTTCTCCACGGTTTGCTTGTCCTACAAACTCATTTGCACAATTAATTACGTCCAAAAGCCTTTTGGTTGAAAATCCATGCAGTTTTCTTAATGCCAGCATCATAGTTACGGAATTGATCGTATTCGCCCAGTCATCACCAGTATTGAATCCATCGTTATAGGCTTGATCTTGCATGATTTCCAACTCTTTACGTGAGTTCTGCATGGCTCTGGCAAATGCCTGTGACATTTGATTATCGCATTCCAACACCCTATTTTTCTTTGGTGCTTTCATCTTTAATTTGCTTCCCATATTTTTTCCTTTCGTATCTGTATTCCGTCAAACGGTATGCTCTTGATACTCCCGGATGTTCTGTGGCAATCAGAGAATCCATTTCTAATTCCTCGCATCTGTTCTTCCAGGTACTCCCATTCTTAGAAGTAAGCCCTACATAATATCTTCCGGGAATCCACTCAATTACACATTCGTTTGTGTTTTCTGACATTCAATCACGCTCCTTATATAAAATCTCCTATGCTCATTTGACTATCTTTTTCAAAAACAAGCATTTCGCTTTTTGCTCTGTTATAAAAATTTCTGTCAATTTCAAATCCGTATGCACTTCTGCCAAGTTCCATGGCGGCTCTCAATGTGCTTCCACTTCCACAGCAAGGGTCAATTACTACGTCCCCAGGGTCAGTAAATATTTCAATCAGTCGTTTTAGAACTGATACTGGTTTCTGCGCTGGATGAATTTTCGGAATGCCATTTCCGTCTTTTTCCCACTGGAACCAGTTAAAAACCATCTTTCCAGTTCCACGAATAGTCTTTCCGTTTTCGTCCGTTTGCGCTCCATTTATGAATTTTGGAAGTTTATCTCTGTAGAATACAAGTGCATATTCTGTAGCACCTACCACACGCATATTTGCTTTAAGCACCTGTGGGCTGTAGTTTTTAATAAACACAATTGGTATATAGTGAACAAAGCCATGTTTCGCAGCTGCATTGATCAGAGTTTGAATTTGTTCAAATGAACAGAACACTATCATGCATGGTGCGTCTGAACTTCTTCCTCTTACCCCTGCCTTTTTAGGCTCCTTCTTCAACATTTTCGAGCAGAAATGGAAGTATTCAAACAGGTTGAAATTGAAGTCAGAGTTAAATGCTGCTTTCCCGGCTAATTTGCTTTCGCCGTTTTTATTATCTCCCTTCGTATACCACATAGGGCTACTTCCATAAAAATTATTACCTACATTGTAAGGAACATCTGCAATTACAAGCTGTGCTCTTGGGATTGCATATTTCTTATAATTCTGCATAGAATCACGATATATTTCACATTTTAATTTCATTCATTCCACCTCTTTTAACCGTTCGCTCCCAATATGAAAATATTTTTCTTCTTTCTCAAAACCTAAGAATCTTCTACCTGTAGTTCTGCAGGCAACTCCTGTGCTACAGGAACCGGCGCAATTATCCAAGACTAAATCACCTGGATTTGTGTATGTTTTGATTAACAATTCCATAAGTGATAACGGTTTTTGTGTTGGATGTAGCGCGCATTTTTGACTGTCTTTTGCAAAAGTCCACACAGATGTTGGGAAACGCTCTGTACTGTCATAAGAAGTTAATCTGTATTTCCCATAGTTTGTTGTTTCTTTGCATTTAACCTTATGTTCCACTTTACTTATTTTTCTTTTGTTTCCAGTTGTTTTCTGTGGATTATAAGTAGGAAGTTTTTTATAAAAAACACAAATATCTTCATGTGACCGAAGAGGCATTTTGTTAGCATTCAAAAATCCTGTAGGTTGTGTTTTCTGCCATATCAAGTTATATCGCCACATATCACGATTACTTTGCATTAAATCTGCAGTAAACATTCCGTTTGCAAATAATATAATGGCACCATGCTCTTTAATAATTCTTTTATACTGTTTCCATAATGGCTCAAACGGAATAACCGAATCCCATTTATTTCTTGCTGTTTGTCCATATGGAAGGTCGGTTAAAATCATGTCTATTGATTCGTCATCAATCAATTTAAAGCCATCGAAACAATCCATACAGTAAAAACCGTCATTTATCATCCTCAAAAGAAGCCCGGTGCACCCTTACGTCAGCTGAAGGCAAGCTCCTTTCATTTTTTTATTTTTTATCTTTGGAATTTAGCCAGTAGAACTACTGGTGTGTTAGAATCAGTGATAGTTTTCTTCATTGAGTAAGTCGTTGAATTTTTCCAACGCCTTAATAGATACTTTGTTATTTACTTTTTCTGGTCTGATTGATACATTTAAGTGAGTATCAATGATGTGTTTCAACTCTCTTGCAAGGTTTTTCTTACCTTGTTGAAGTCCATCTCTATAACCTTTTGCTGGGCGAAATTCATTGATTTTTTCTTTTCCTTCTCCTTGGCTTCCAGATGTTTTATTGTATCGGCATTGGTACCCTTTTTTTGTGTATTCCAATATCCAATACTGTTCCATATTATCAAGCTGTTCTACCGGATAATGGATAAAATTTATTTTCCACCCATTCGGGTTTTCTTTACTGTAAAATCCTCTCTTCTTTATTGATAAATCAATGTGCTGATACCCAGTAAGATGAGAACACATCCGTTGAATTATATGTACTGCCTGACCTATATAAAAGTATGGGATTTCGTTTTCATCAGTTCTGGTTAAAAAATAAATTCCGCTCCCATCGTCAAGCTTCGGATTGATTTTTAGAAGTCTTTTTCGGTTCGTTGCTTCAATAGCTTTTGCCTGTCTAAGTTTTTTATAATCCAACCGGAATCACCCTTTTTCAATCTGGTCAATGAGTTTCTTGCATTCATTTTTAACATAGGCAAGTGAACGAATTTTGCAATCTGGATCTTTATTTAATTCTCGCCAGCAATCTCCCATTATTTTAAGCATTTTTTTGAAGTCTGGTTCTTCTCCGAAATACTGTTCTGCTGTCTCAATATCATAACCATCGAAACAATGAGCACAGTCAAATCCAATCCACCATGTATCATCATCGTCACAATCGTGTAGAAATGGTTCTGAATAAGTAACTCCACCATGGCAGTAAAGATAACCTAAATCATCAACACTTTTCTTTGCCAGCTTATGGCTGTTAGGTATTCCAACATATCCGCATCTGTATGCTCCGGGCATAAACAGGACTACACATTGGTAACCTTTATACTCGAATTTAGTTTCTAAAACTGGTTCCATTTATTTATCACTCCTCCTTAACTAAACGGAAATTCATCTTCCATACCGCCTAAATCCGGCACATCCATGAAGCTAGGTTCTGGCGGTGGTACTGGTCGTGTGTCTGTTTCCTGTGTCTGTGGTGACTGGCTTTTTCTTTCTGCAAATTCATGTTCTGCAACAAGGCAATCATTTGAGTAGACTTTTTCACCGCTTTTGTTCGTATAGCTTCCAGTCTGCCATTCTCCACGCACATTTACTTTCGTGCCTTTTTTAAGATATTTCTCTGCAAATTCTGCATTTTTCCCAAGGCATACGCAAGCAATAAAGTCTGATTTTCTTTCCGTGTTCTTTTTTACTCTTCTTTCAACAGCCAAAATGTATCTTGCAATTTTGGTGTCATTCGTTCCCATTCTGATATCTGGGTCAGCAGTTAATCTCCCAGAAATAATAACAATATTCACAATTTATCACCTCTCAATCTGAATGTCGCATCTAATAAGTGCGTGTTTGATTTTCTTTGCATTTCCTGTTACAGTTTCTTCTTTCCCGATAACAAAGGAAATATCATCTTCTGTTACATTGAATCCTTTTGTTTTGATATGCTCCATGATTATTTCTTTAATTTCATCTGTGCCAATTCCGATTGTTATTTCCAATGGTGTTACCTCCCTGGTTTGTAGGCTGGTGGCATTGGCTGCCATGCAATGACTGGATAATACGCAAAACCATATGCTTCTACACTTCCCCATTTACCGTCCCCTAAATATGTAAGACTTGTCGGAAGAACAGCTCCATTAATTGTAACTGCATATTCTTTCCAATCTCCTGGGTTTTCTTCCTTGTTTGGTTCTGGCGGTAACTTCACATCTGTTGGAATCCACATATCCGCAGAGCTGTAGGAACAAATCAGTTCTTCAACTTTCTTGATTGCATCATTCCATCCTTTATCGTACTTGCATTCATGTTCGGAAGGCTCTGGATTTTTCAGTTTGTCAAGTGTTTTTAAGAAGATTTTCATTAATAATCATTCTCCTTTAATCTATTAAACGAAATTTCTACTGGCATTTTCCATTCAGATTCTGTACACTTAACAATAGCCTGCAAGAAAGATGCGGTGACATTCTTTTTAAAATCCACACTCTTTAACTGTTTTCTTATCTCTTCTGCAAATTCCTCACGGTTTTCGTTTACATATTTTTCAATTTCTTCCTTTACTGTGGTTTTTACAATATCTTCTGCAAGCCAGTCAAAATATGGTTTTGCGCTCCAACTCCCTTTATCGCAAAATTTTCCTTCTTTATTAACATACCTATTCGTCATTGTTTTTATCGCATCACGTACAATAACGGATGGGTCGCCTAATGCCTTTACGATTCCGGCGTGAACTTCTTCTTGTATTGCTGCTTTTATTACATCGTCACTGATATTTAAACTCATCATGTTTCCCATAGCTAATCCTCCTTAGCTTTCTCAATAGTTTCTTTTATTGCTTCTTTCACAGCCTTGGTTTTAATCATCTTATCTGCCAAGGCTTTTGCCGCTTCCTGTACGATCACGCTTTTATTATCTTCTAGTATCTCGGAAATATGAGAATGTATCATCCTACACAACGGCTCATTGGTTTCTCTACTACCATATAACTCTTTTTTATAAATAACTTCTTTGATTTCTTTGGTAACTTTTTCAACTACCCTGTCCTCAACATTTTTACGGATTTCCTTTGCAATTTCTTCCTCATTAACACCAATCGTTACTGGTACACTGAATACACTCATTTACAGTTCTCCTCTCCTGCTTCAATCGCATATTTAAGTTCCTCATATAAATCAATTCTTTTTCTTAGAGTATTTAATTCATTATCGTATTTTTTTAAAAATACTTCCTTTGCTTTTTCATAATCAGGTGCATCTAGTACAATCGCTTTGTTGTATTCGCTAATGAAATTGCCTATTGATTCTTTTCTTATAAACGAAACATAGATTCCGGCAGGAAATTTAGTTACTGGTTTGTATGTCTTTGGTTTTTCTATTACCTCACACTCTTCAAGACGAAGATTCCATTTATCTGTTTTTCTGTCCGTGTCCAGAATGTAAAAATATAGTTTCATCAAATTTCTCCTTTCAATTATTCAGTCGAATTGTTTTCCTTATCATCTTCAACTGCTTTCCAAATACAATCCATAACAGATGCATAATCAAGAAGTATTTCTCTTTCTCTGATGTTTCTTCCGTCTTTTTCATTCCAATCTCTCACTATATAAAGTTCGGCATTTGCAGAAAGAATATCTGTTTTCATGTCCCAGTATTTAATATGGATTTCATAAGCTGCATTTGCAGAAATTGGATTTACATAAATTCCTTTTGTTACTTCTTTCCAATCTTTTAAGTCAATTGATACCATCTATTTCTCCTTTCAAAATGGACATAAGTCCAAGTTAACTTCAAGTCCAGGTCTGGCAATCTGAACCAGCGCATCATCCCAAACCACCGCTTCTTTTATTTCCTTCAAAATCTGTTCCGGGTCAGCTGCTTCATTACTCAAATGCACCAACGTTACCGTCCGTAGTGCCGCCGTATGATTCATATTTACTAAGTTTTTGCAAGTATCTAAGGAGCAATGTCCTTTAAGCCTGTGCGTGTAATTTTCGGCTGTTTTGTCAACCAATTCTCTACAATAGTTGCACTCAATAACTAAGTGGTTCAGCCGCATTGCTTTGAAGTTGTATCGGCAAAACTCAAAGTCGGTCATGTACAACAGCTTTCCCATTTCTTCATGTTCCACGATATACCCATAATTGAAACATGGAATAAGTTTCCCTGTGTCCTTATCCCTTGTAGTATGCGGCAAATAAAACGGTATTACTGTAAACGAACCAACCAGAAACGGTCTTTTCTCTGGAACGCCTTTCATTAGCTCACCAGTGATGATTTGCAGATGTTCCACGGTTTCATCATTGGTGTAAATCTGAATACCTAAATTCATTAGATTTTTAAATGATTCACGGTGATCACCGTGTTCATGCGTCAGAAGCACGCCAGAAACATCACTTGTCCTGTAGTCAATAGCTTTCAAAATGTCTTTGTATTTACATCCGCAGTCCAGAAGAAGCATTTCTCCGCTGTTCGATTTCAGAACATAGCAGTTTCCATGGTTACTTCCCGTGTTTACTACTCGCATGAACATTTTCATCACCTCGCTTTCTATTGGATTACTGCTACTTGCGTCAGTTTTCCTCATTCACGACAATACCGCCATGGATAATAACTCTCTTTCCGTCCGAATCGTCAAAGTAAACTTCATTCTCGGATTCAGAAACATCAAACTTTCCAGACCAGGACTTGATTTTACCGCCGTTGTAATCGTAAACAGTTACGGTACGGTTCAGACCACCGTCAATATCACTGGATAGTGATTTCAATGACCTGCTACAGGAGGAGCAACCACTAAACATTGTGATTGCTGTAACCCCTGTAATTAATACTGCTGTCTTAATACATTTCTTTTTCATCTTACATTTCCTCCTGGCTCATAAATGACGGAATTTCTGTTTCCACTGGCTCTGCTGCCGGGACTGGTTCTTTCTCTGTTGTTTTTACGGTTTCGGCTACGGTTGGCTGCTTTGGCTTTTCTTCGATTACAGGGGAAAATGTTTCTAAATTTGCGTTCTTTTTAATATCGTTTTCAACTGCTTTTTCCAGATCAAAAGACTTGTAGTCTGCATCTGCAATTTCGATAACCTCCTCTACTGTATAAAGCCCATTTGAAAGCTCCGGGCAATTCATTCGAGAGAAGAAAGAAGCAGCCCTGTATCTAAGCATTACTTGTGGCATGGTTCTCCATTTTGAACCGTTTTTGCTTGTCCATCCCTCGGCTTTTGCCATGTCCATTGTGACTTTGATTCCTGTTACTTTTCTTCCATTTTTTTCTGTCCAGCAGGTGCAAGCATACGGGGCACCGCTCTTGTCAGTTTCTTCATCGAACTGTAACTCGAAATCATATTTTCCTGAGCTGTTAATCATTGCGATCAGAAATGTTGCTCTCCACGCTGGTCTGCCCTGAATTACATCAAGATTCTGCATAACCGTAAGAGGGCTTGTTTTCAGACGGTTTGCCATGTCGATTGCTACAAGACCATTCGCCCAATTGTTCTGGTAATCTTTGGGAACGATTGTTGATGCGGCGAAAGCCTTTGCCATCTGAGTTGCCATTGTGAAGTTATCAGAACTTCCAAAGATACCTAAACTGAAATCTGTCATCAGTTTCACTGGTGTTCTCTTTTCCTGATTCTGTGTTACTGGTGTTGTGTTTGTTGTTTCTGCCATTTTTTTATCTCCTTTTCTTGATTTTTATATTTCTCTCAGGTACATACATAGTGAATTGAGTTTTTAGTTCGATATATTCTGCCCTGTTGTGTACTATAATTAACTGTTCTTTCCTGATGTTTGTTTTTTTAGGTGAACCTCAATCCACCGTGAATGTACCTGAAAGTTATGCTCAGTAGCATATGAAACAGGATGAAATAATTTGTCTTTTTCTGTTTTTTCCTTTTCTGTCCTGTTCTGTATTTGCTTGAAATTTTCTATATATCCGGGCATTCACCCGGATTCATATACCACCGATAGTTACCTAATTAAATTATAGTCACATTGTCTGGGTTGATGTGATATCTGCCGTTTCCGTTTGCTCTCTGTGTTCCGATTCCAATGTACTTTCCGCTGGTTTCAATCAGCTGTAATACTGTTTCATATGGGAATACAATGTCCGGGCAAGATACCTCAATAGTGGTTCTCCAATTATGGAACACATTGCTGCTACAAAGAACCGGGCTCGCACTGATTCCAGAAGTAGGAACGATCTTATTTACCACCTCAACAGATTCAAAGTTTACCGGGCAAATAGAACCTTCGATTGAAAGAGAACGCTTTATATCTGTTCCTTTCTTTCCTGTGGAATCTTTGAAGAAAGTAATAAATGTTTCCGTGAATGATTTCTTGAATGCCTGGGTAAGAATGCAAGGTCTGTTGTTTGCCATGTAATCTTTCCACTCTTCCTCGGTGTAAAGGGAAATATCATCATCATGGAAATTGATCGGTTTTTCCCAGTGAATACCAGTAATTAATCCCTCCCAAACATTCTTTGGCTGATTATAAATGGCTGGCATTTTGAAGCCCTTGTCCTTGGACTGCTTGAAGCATTCAGCCTGTTCGTAGTAACGACTTCTCTTGTGAAGAATGAGGTCTGTGTCCCCGATCAGTTCAACTCTTAATGTGGTTTCTTTTAAAGGTTCGATTGTGATGTTTTTTGCCATGTTGCTTTCCTCCTAAATGTTGTATTGTGATTTATTGTTATTTGGTGAACATTCCTGTTCTGTTTGCGCAAACACTCAAACAGATTAGTAACGCTATGCTGTAATGTAATGTTTTGTGCTGTCATGCGCTGTTCTGTTCTGCGAAATAATCCGCTTAAATCTTTGTACAAACTCCAAATGCACTTAGCAAGCAGTAGAATGTGCTATATTTTACTGTCGTATGCTGTTCTCTATTGTGCGAAGATATAATTTTCTTAGCAGTTTTCTACTGCCAACTAAATACACTTGGTGGCTTATCTACTCGGTAGGTAACATGAAGTGTCATGTTCTTTGATGTATTATAATTTCATATCCTTTACTATTTTGTTCTTTGGCATCTCATGCCACCTACCCAGGAGACAATTTTGTTTGGATGAGCCGCTTTATAGGCAATATAAAAGTTAGGTGTAATTATCTATAATTAGATATATTTCACTGTGCTCTAATTTACCGCGTTATGTTTCGATATACTTTCCTAGCGATTTATACCGCCTACAAAACAGCCCATCCGGTAAGTGTTGTGTCCTGTTGTATTCTGTTTCTTGCTGTTATTATCTGGCTTATTCTTTCCTATTCTGTTTTAAGTGTTCACAACACTTGTCACTCTGCACAAACAAGAATATTTTTGATATAATTTAATGTATTATGCTTTCCTATCCTGCTTTTATATGTTCTATCCTATTGTTCTGCTTATGCAGACTGATAAATGCTGTGGTTTCCTACGCTCATAAACCTGTAAAAGTCTCTTGTGGTATGTTGTAGTGTAATATTTTGTACTGTTTTTTTCTAAAGTATTGTCCTGCTTTTACAGGCATATCAACGTAGGAATTTCGCCGCTACTGCACTCATGTCCCTACAAGAATAAGGTGTAACATTCTTTTCTGTCTTGTTCTGTAGTGCCCTGTTATGTCGTGTTCTGCATTATGTTCCCACTCTTGCAGGCATATCAGCACAGTAACGGCATTCATGTTTAATTAATCAATTCCCAAACTTCTTCGTATTCGGAAATATTCTGGTATTTCTGTTTCACTGACAGAAGTTCGTTTCGGCAACGCTCTAAAAGTGCTTCGTATTCATCTGGCTGTTTTAAAATAAGCTGTGTTGGCTTATATCCGCTTTTGCCATCTGTTTTGTAAAACACTCGAATTGCTGTCGGTTTTTGTTTGTTATCAATATCCTGTTCCACGATTTTTAACTGACAAACAATCTGTCTGGCTTCGTGGATTCTGTATTTTTCAGCCGCTATGGAATCATCCCATGTGAAGCACTTATGTAATTCTGTACTTTCGTCCCTTGCTTTCTCAAGAATCTGCTGTGGTGTAGCTGATTCCATCTGATCGCAAATTTCCATGATTTCAGACGCACATTTTGTAGCATCTGCCTTGAAAAAATTTTTTTCCCATGTTGCTGTTAGCATTTTCCCCTCCTGTTTCTGCATAGGTGCCTGTGTATAGCAATGAAAGATGTTCTGTATTGTCTTGTTCTCTGATTTTCCGTTCTTTATAATCATATATTTCGGTATAGTGGCAACTTTCATTGCCATACAACGACACCTATGCTTTTTGACTTTTTATTTAAATTTTTCTCACTCTCAAATCATCGTCCGACACTCTTAATACAATCATCTGCTGTTCAACCCTAGGAAGTCTGGCTGCGTTTACGCTCTCGCTGTTGTCAACAAAAATCGGCAAATTCAAACTGTTCAAAGCCTGTAAACCTCTAAGCAAATCAATGTCGCACAAGATTTTGTCAGAATAATTCAAGCCATCAAAGTAATTCACTCCATTACAGATCATCTTGCAAGTTTCCACTGGATTTCCCTCAATCGTGTAATCAAGGAAACTGAACTGGAAATGGTGGAAAAATGGATTGATTTTCTCTGCCAGTGCCTTATTCTTCTGAATTGAGAAGTTAAGAACGGTATCAATGTTCTTTTCGATATCAGCTTGTACCTGTCCAAGGTTTTTCAGTTCCTCATTCAGTTCGGCTACTCGCTTTTCTTTCTCTGTGACTGCTGCCTGTGCAATCTTAATGTCTGCATCCACATTGGAAATCTGTTTCATAACATTGCTGATCTGAACTCTCAATTCCTGTTTATTTCCAGGAACATCTTCAAATGATTTCAGTTTCTCTTCAAGATCTGCAATTCTCGCTGTAACCGCAAGATATTCTTCATCATTTGTCATATCTACAGATTCCGGAAGCTCCACAAACTTGGACTGTTCTTCCTCAATCTGTTTAGTGAGTTCAGCAACTTCATCCTGTGCTGCGCCGATTTCCGACTGTAATTTGTTGATTTCCTCGTTAGTTTTCTTTAATTTCGCAGCGGAAGTATTTCCAAGGTCGCAGACATATTTAAGATTGTTCTGCTTTTCTGATTCAAAGAACTCTTTTCCTTTCAACTGTGCTTCAATTCGGGCTTTCTTTTTTTCTTCAAAGGAAGCTCTCAATTCGGAAACCTGTTCTTCTGGCAGTTCTTGTCCACAGGTCGGGCAAATGGTATCAGAATCGCTGAATGCTTCATCTTCAATAGATTTTAGTTCAGAATCATCCCACTCCATTTCTTTGATTCTCGGATAGTCCTGTCTGGCTCTATCCAAGTCAGCTTTTGCTTGTTGTCCAGCTCTTGTGCGGTTGTCCAGTTCCATTCCCAACATTCTGATAGCTGATTCTTTTTCTATTTTCTTTTTTGCAAGGTCATAATATACATTCATAATGGCTGCTTTCTTGTCTTTCAGCTCTTTATCTGCCTTGCTAACAAGTCCATCCTTTGAAGATTTCAGCCCTCGGATTTCATATGAAAGACTGTTATATCCTTTTACAGAATCTTCAAGAATCCCTTCCTGTTCTTCCAGTTTGGAAAGTTCCGCATTAAGCTCCTGTTTTTTGGATTCTAAGGAGGAAGTATCTTCTGCTTCAACGCTTCGATTGGTTTCATATGCAATCTCCGTGTTTTTGGCATCCACCTTTTTCTTCTGTGCATTCAGTTCCTTTCGGAGCTTCTTCAAGGTATCCTCTACGGAATGCCCTTTTGTGATTTCTTCCACATGAGCGTACTGTGGATTTTCTTCCATAAACTGTGCAATATCAAAACCAGACATCTTTTCCAGTACCTTCCTGGATTCTGCGGTTGACTTCTGTAATGTGTCCAGAAATGGTTTTGGATTACTGCACATCAGAAGCGTTGAAGGCTCTGCTATTGACTGGATGAACTCGGTATAATCCTTTGATTTAGCCGGGAATCCGTCAATTTCATAAGAAGTTTCATTTCCATCGAATACCTCTTCAGACTGCCCTCTCGGTTTTCTCCACTTCTGCTTTGTGATTTTGCGGATTACTTTTTCTTTCCCATCAATCGCAAGTGTAAGTTCTCTTACAACATCAACCTTTGGCACTTCCACACCATTTTCTTTTCTGCGAATAGAAGTAGGTTCTGTACCATTCGCCATCTTTCCTGTCAGAACGTCCAAATATGCGTCCTGCAATGTGGATTTTCCTTCTCTGTTTCTGCCAGAAATCTCTGTTCTAGGAAACAAATCTACAGACTTACTCGGAAACTTCTTGTAATTCTCCAACGAAATCTTTTTTACTTCCACCTTCATGCTCGATTATCCTCCCTATTGATACCTCATATGCAGTTCTAAGCTCTACTTCATCACCAGATAAATTTTTATGATAAATCCGGCTCTGTATTCTTCCGATTATTTTTACGAAATCTCCAACCTTGAAATCAGCAGCTTCTCTGGCTTCTTTCCACCATGCTACACATGGGATATAATCCGTTCTTCGCAAGTCATATTCATTGCAAGCGATCATCAAATCACATACTTCTTTTCCTCTTGGTGTTCTTCTGTATACAGGTGGCTTGCAAAGATACCCTTCCAGAATGAGTTTATTTTCATCGTTTGCTCGTTCATTTCCATAAGAGATTATTCTTTCTTTGATTTCAAGAATTAAATGACTTTTTCCATTTTCATGTTTGTTAGAAGAAATATATCTTCCTTCGATATAAACGCGTCCTCCTATCGGAAAAGCATCTGCCAGCCCTTCTCGAACTATAACTGGAAGTAAATCAACTGCCCCACTAGTTCGTTTTACTCCAATGTAAATTCTTTTGAACTTTTTACCATCCTTAAAAATTACATCTGGCTGAATGTCCATTATTGCGCCAAATATCTGAACTTCATTCTTATTATTCTTCATCCTCCAATTTCTCCATTTCTTTTACGGAAATCTCATATACACTTTCCGTTTCTTCCCCATTAACATAAACATCACGGCTCATTAACCTTCCGGTTACTTTAATGTAATCATTCCTTTTAACATCTACCGCCAGATCAGCACCTTTTCCCCATAAAGTACAGCGAATAAAGTCTGCTCTTTCCGAATAATCCCTTGGAATTGCCACGAAAAGATTTGAAACTTTTCTGTGCGTTACTGATGTAAGCTTTGCATATGGTTCTTTCGTACAACTTCTGGCAATAAACTCTACTTCGTTTATATCGCCCTCCGGAACCTGTTCATCCAGGATTTTCACTTCATCAGCTGCGATATAATTAACATTGTGGTGCTTATTTGGATTTTTAGAAGTGTCCATGCTTCTGATTGCTCCTGTTACCACAACTTCTTTTCCGCTGTAATCGTAGTCACGAACAATGGAATCTTCTATAACGATGGGGAACATATCCACTGCACCGCTTTTACGAATGACTGTTAGCATGAATTTGTAATAGTATCTTCCGTAATGTTCGTGGCTAAATACTATTTCCCCGGCTCTGCCGGATAATCTTACTTTATTTAATCTTTGCATTTACTTTTCCTCCATTTCTAATATAATAGGAAGAAACACCATTGAGAATAAGACTGTTGATACAAAGAACACCCCGATAGCATCAAATGATGTAAACATCCATGTGATTGAGAAGATTACTGTAAACATCCCTATTCCTACAAATATTTCTCCTATTGTCTTTACCACCTCTTTCATTTTGTCCTCACTTTCTTCTGGATGTGGTTACTGCAAGTGCAGTTGCCAGAATAGCGATAATTACATTTCTTGCCATCAGCTTTTCTTCCAGATCAGCAATGATTTCACTGGAAAGTGGCTGATTTTCGCCATTTTTTTGCATAAAAAGTCCTCCTGTTATATTTTTGTTTGTCAAATACAGGAGGTTGTGTTATAATAATCCTGTATTTAACTAACTCATTCTTAGTTAGATACCGTCCTGGTTGGTGTGTCAGCACCTTCCAGGGCAACTTAATTCTCTTTTGTTTCTGGCTTTTCATTAAGCCCAAGCATTGCAAGACAAATCTGCTTTTCGAGAAGCGTTCCTTGCTGGCTATTTGCATACGCTTCAAATGCTTTCAATCTTCCGATTAAAACTGCGTATTCCTCATTTGCGTTCTCTGGTACAAAATCTGTGCTTTTAGTTTCTCCCATTTCTAGTCCTCCTCTTTTGCTCCAAATGTTTTAAGCATTTCTTCCAGAAGCGACACAATCGGAATAATTGCATCTACCTGTTTGAACTTTTTCTTGATTTCTTTGTCAAGTTCTTCCTCGTTCATAAGACCATGCTCGAATGAATGTCTAAGCTGCTCTTTTACTTTTTCCTCTTCTCCACCATCTTTTACGAACATCTCTTTAATTTCATGGGTGATAACTGCATACTCTGAAAGAATATCAATCCCTTTGCCGGAAATGTTAACTAAACCGTTTTCAAATTTAATCATTGTTTTTCCTCCCTGTTTTCTTTTATTCTCTCCTTCTGAATGGTATAATGTGTTCAGAAAGGAGGTGTGTTAAAATGTTTCTACAAATAAAAGTTTCTTGTAACTGTCGTTGTAGCTACTACTTGAATGAAGCAATAAGTGCGGATAAAATTTCGTGTCCAAACTGTGGCAAAGAACATCCGTATTCAAAAGAAATTCTTTCAATGCTTCATACCGCAAATGAAATTCAAGATGTATTTGATTCTGACGGTTTTGATATTAAAGGCATTACCACAGAAGTCATTCTTTGACTGGAATATATGAAAGCTCTTCGATAACCAACTTCATAAATTCTAAAAAACCCTTTGTTTCAGTAACGGACAGATGGCATTCGGCAATTTCATCCTTTACCTTTTTGTAAAGTTCATCTGCTTTCTGTCCGTTTCTTCTTCTGAACTCTAAATATTTTTGTCCCTCACGGCTTGACATCTTTTCAGATAAATATTCTTCAAAATTCATTATGTTTCCCTCCCCATAATTTCTAATCATCAATTGAGTTTTGAACAGCAGAAGTAATTCCATCAGAAACACATTTTGAAATGCTTTTCCCATCAATATTAGTTTCAAAAATACGTTTCTTTTTAGAGGGCTCCAGGATATTATGAATAGCTTGGAGTTCTTTTAATATTTCGACAAGAATCTCTTTTTCTTTCAACTTGCATCCTCCTGTCCTAAAAACTTATTCACGAAATATAGCTGTCCGCGACCGTCTTTAATCCTTTTCTTGACTTCATTTATGAACGTGTCCTCGCTTATATGCAAATACTTGTACGCAGTGCTCTTTGACATTTTTACTTCTTCGCACCATTCGGAAATATTCAATTTTATTCCAAATATCTCCAAATATCTTGTTTTTCTTTGGTGCTTTCTATTAAAGGTCTTACTTACCCACCTACAATTTTCTGGGCAGTATCCTTTTTCGTTGTCAATCCTGTCAATTTCTAAGCCATCCGCATATCCATTAGACATTGCCCAATTGTGAAAATTCTCAAAGCTAAGCCATTCATCACAAATCTTTATTCCTCTTCCACCGTAATTTTTATACGATATAGCATTTGAGTTGAGACATCTTGCTTTCATTCCATTCCATATGATAAGAGTTCTTGGGCTTCCACCTGTCGTTATTCCGTGGCGTTCCAATTCATTCACATGAATTTCTCTGGCATAGCAACCACAGGATTTTGATTTACCCTGAATCAATTTTCCGCTGGGAACAATGTGCTCATTTCCACAATCACACTTGCATATCCACAAAATGTTTCCATATTTATTTTTTCCAGCAGGTCTTATGGCCACTTGTCTTCCAAACCTGCAATCAGTCAGATCTTTCAGATCCTTTACCTCCTAAGAATTTGTTAATAAAATAAATTTGTGCTTTCCCTGTCGCTTTTGGTGTCCTCGTCGTTACATTGCATCCGTTCCCATTAATATGAGTGCTTTCTTTGATTTCAAAAAGTCCCATTTCGATCGACTTCTGAGTTGGCATATTCCAGTCGGCACCTTTTCGTTTTATCAGATAACCATTTTCTCTCATCCACTGGAATAATCGTTTCTGCCCTATCTGATATCCATTCTGGCAGATAAGTTTTGCCAAATCCCCGATAAGGATTGAAGTGTGGCTAGTTGATACCGCATCTGCAAAGATCGTTTTCGGCTTGTCTGCTTCAATTTTTAGTCTTTGCTTTTCGATAATCTTGTCTCTCTCTGCGATTTTCTTCTGCGCTACCAGAATTGCTTTCGCCATCAATTCTTCATCAGAAAGTGTTTCTTGTCCTGCAATGTAACCACCGTTCTTTCGGATGGATGGTATAACTTCATCAAACACCCATCTTTCAAACTTCTCTGCGGACGGAAGTTTGCTCCTTGAAATTAATCGGTAAACATCACCTTCTGGTATAACTTTTACTTCCTGTTCTCCACCCTCTGTAAGGTATCGGTGTTTTACCGACCCCTTGCAATGTGCAGTAACTGCATCAGCAGGTCTTTTATATCCCAGTGATTTTGCTACATCATTTGCAACAAAATACGGTTTACCATCAATCTCTACCGTCCGAATATCTCCGAACTCTGGCGAATTAAAAATCTGTAATTCGTTCATTATTCTCCTTTCTGTGTTATAATCTCCTTTAGGAAGGAGGTGTTAATAATGGATAACTTTCAAATTGCTCACGACTTGGCTGTTGCCAAAGCAGTTAAGGAAGGTTCTGACGCAAACGAAATTCTCGATTTATACCACACATACAATGATGAATTTCTTACCTTGTTAAGCAAAGAACCTGTCAAAGTTGGAAAAGCAACTGCAACAGAATACCCATCAGCTAAATAATTATCTGGTGTGCTTTATGTAATCTCTTTTACATAGAGCACATCTACTGGGTTAAACTTCAAGCAATATTGCTTTCCCTCATCATCCCATTCTAAGCGTATCAGTTGATCTCTAATATCTGGTTTCACAATATCATCCGGGAACACGCACGGAATTTCGATTGTTTCCCCATTTTTAAATTTGATAATTGTCATATTCCCACCTCCTTATGAGCTTTCCTTCTTGTCAATAGTGTTTTCTGTAGTGTCAATGACACCATTCATATATCCAAGAAGATAGTTTTTCTTATCATCTGGTAACTTATCAATTCGTTCAGTTACGTTTCTGATAAGTTCTTTTTTTTCCTCTGACATTCAATCACCTCCTATTTGTTCATCTGATGTACACAATATACCACACTTGATGTACATTGTCAATAACTTTTTGTTGACTAAATGTACATAGTGTGATATATTATTTTTAGGAGGTGAGAAAATGACATTAGCGGAAAGAATTCGGTTTGTTCGTGAAAAATACGGTGATAGCCAAACGAAATTTGCCGAAAAAATTAAGATTTCCAGATCTGCTGTAAGCAAGATTGAAAGTGGTGAAAATACTCCTTCTAATCAGACCATTACTTTAATCTGTAATGAATATCACACAAACTATCTGTGGCTAACAGAAGAAAAAGGTGAACAGGAATCTGACAATAGTGATGCGCAGGCTATTGTAGATTCAGTAATGAAGGGCGATAACGAATTTGCTAAAAGTGTTTTGGTAAAATTTGCGAAGCTCAGCGAAGATCACTGGAAACAAATTGAAAACATTCTAAATGAATTGGAAAAGAATTAAAGAAAGGCCGGGGTTAATCCCCGGTCATTTCTTTTATGTAAAGATATTCAAGAAGCTTATAAACACGTTTAAGCGTGTAAGGGTCTTTCACCTCTTCTAAAAGTTTTTTAATTTCCTCTTTGTAATTAATATCATCATTTTTCTTGTAATCCACGTAAATCCCTCCCAATATTCCAAACATTTGTTCCTGCTTATTAAATTATATCATGTTTTCGCAACCATATAATGGGACGGAATCATCTCCACTTAAATCCTTCCTAGCAAGTTGCTTTTCCTCGATATTATTGCAAATTATGATTTTTTCAGTATAGATATTGTGATTTTGGTACTTTTCATTCGTTATATATGTAGATAGAAATAAAGGGGCTGGGTTTTTGGAATCGAGGGATTTTTTGTGCTCATTTGGATTGCTTTTGATTTCCGTCACCATTTTTGCGATAGTTTTAACCCTCCCAAAGATAATACTACGCTCTGGGCTGGAATACACATGAATTCCAATAAACACATGCACAAACATCAATATTAAGATAATCGTTATCTTCTTGCGTCTTTCCATTATCCAGCCTCTTTACACTATCTTTCTTATGTGGTACGATAATATTGTATCAAAAAATATACAATTACACAGGAAATGGCGAAATCAGCACATGCAGCGACGAATTTCGCACAAAAAGGGATGATTTTTTTGAGGATTGCAATATGTGATGACAACGAATTACAACTTGAGATTTTTAAAACAAGAATGGACGGTTTTCTTCGTAGAAATGGGGACAGTGGATGCGCGATCACGGCATATACCACCGGTAAACCTCTTATTGATGATGTAAATGACGGCGTATGGTACGACATAATTGTGCTGGATATTATATTGAAAGATGAAAATGGGATTGATGTTGCCCGGCATCTTAGAAAGAATGGATATGTAGGGAATATCACCTTTTGGACAGCCCACAAGGAATATGTGTTTGATGCTCTGGATATCCTTCCTGTTCACTATATCATAAAAGGCTCGGAAGATGGAAGAATGTATGGTGTAGTCAACAGGGAACTGGAAAATATCCATGATAAAACGCTGACTGTAAAGAACAAGGATTATTTCCACAGGGTTGATTTCTGCCATATTGAATATATTGAAAGTCGCAATAAATACATCACTATCCATTGTACCTGTGGTATCGCTCATATGCAGAGAGGGAAACTTTCGGACGTTGAAAAGCAACTGGACAGACGGTTTTTACGCTGCCACCAAAGCTACATTGTCAACATGGATGAAGTCTGGGAACTTCGTTCTGATTTCAGAATGGTATCTGGAGATGTGGTTCCGATTAGGAGAAAAGACCTTTCGGCGATCAGAAAACTTTATGAAGGCTATATTGCATTTAAGTAGCTCCCGGGAAAACCCCGGGAGTGTTTTTGTTATTTAAGAAGTTTGTTTACTGCATTCTGCACTTCTGTGTAATTGTAGCCAGCAGCTTCCAGGCGGTCTTTTCTGTCCTGTCCATTTCCCCATTCGCCATTGATTACCTCTTTTGCTACCTTGGCTACACTTTTCTTTGCAGTCACGGAATACACAGCTTTTCCATTCCAATCAAAAACAGAATAACCGGCTTTGCAAGCCTTCTTTGCATTTTTGAGTGACTTGTAAGCCCCGATCTGGCTCTTGGAATCCTTCCAGGTCTTGCGGACACGGTAATACTTGTCAACCTTTACTGTCGGCTTTGTGGTTGGCGCTGTCACTGTTTCACTGGAAATGAGCTTCTTGAATCTATTCCAGTCACCCTTTCCACGAATAACGGATGGACAATTCTTAGCGCACACATCGTAATGTTGCACTACTCGGCTTGCCGGAATGCCATATTTCTTCATAAGCTGCTTGCACACATCAACGGTATTCTGGAATGCCTTTTCGTAGTTATATCCAGCATTCATGCACATTTCAATTCCAATAGAGTTGTGATTGTTTACAGTTCCAAACAGCTTACCTCCGTAATTTACCCCAACATGCCATGCTCCACGATTGTACGGCAAGGCTTGATATGCTGACTTATCGTCAACGAATACGTGGGCTGAATAGCCATGAAAATTGCCATTATGCTGTGCGGTGGCGTGTGCCTTGGCATCTGCTGTCTTGGCGGTATTATCCGTATTGTGGATGACAATATACAGAGGTGTCTGTCCGGCGTAGCTGTTGTTGTTGCTGATTA